AATTAATAATATAATATATATAGTATATAAATTTTTATTATTATTTATTTACTGTACAAATTATTTTTCTCGGTTTTTTTATTCTTGTGATTTCGTTTTGTAAATTTTCTTGATCTAAAATCTCGATCCACTGGGTCTAAAAATGCTGTTTTTTAGGTCGGGAAATTCTGCTAATTCAAATGGCTCTCCCGTGACTTTTGAAATGGTAGAATTTTTTTTTGAAAAGATCTATAATAGATCAACGACGCAAAGACGCATAGCGGCAAAGCCCCTCCCCTGATCGCCACTCACACCTGTGCCTCTCTGACGCCATCTCCTAACAGCCCCACCCTCGCAACACACCCTACAAAAAGCTTAGAAACTAAGACACTCGGCTGACACGCCACAAACGCCCTCACTTGCGTGAACAAGAATTAACCAACAGACACCACTGTATATATACAGCTGTATAAAACTACCAATTGTCTAAATTTCATACTATTTTCAGCCACAGTCTCTTTCTCACGTTCACACGAGCGCCAAACTCCTGCACTCACAGCAAATGTTTTATCGGCAATGCTACCAACCCAGTCCCCAACTGGGTTCTTCCGCAACCCACTTCTCACCCTCTATACAGTACCACTGTATACACCAGAGCCTACGACCTGTGTGTTTCGTACATATTTTGTGCAAACCGCTGTTGCTTTCACCAGTACCACCAGCTCACAAATTGACCACTTGTACAGTATTATACAGTATCATTTACAGCACTTTGTACACAATTTGCACAATCCGTGAGAAGTCCGGAAATGAATCGCCCAGAACCTCTCACCGCGGGTAATTTCTGCATGGATTTGCTGACAAAAGTGCGATTTTTGTCAATCCGCGCTGACAAGAAATGAGATTCGCTTTCTCTCGCGACGGGTCGGGCACACAGTACTGGTCATTCGCACAGTGTTTTGACCATGACTACGGGGCAAAGGGGCTTGGCCGTTTAGCCACAAATGCACCTTCACCATCGCCACACCTGTGGCTCTTTCTCACTTAACGCGCACGGCTGACAGCACCACACACTGCAAGTTGTTGATATACAAGGGCACGTGAGACACTGCAAGTTGCTCGTGTACTTATTCGCTGTCTTAACGGTTAAGATCTTAATGGTTAAGATTTGACCAATTGCACTGGTACTAGTACTGACTGCTTACTTTTTGTACTGGTCTGACCAGTGGCTCCGCGTGGTGCTTTTTATTGATCTAAGTTTAGATCTTTTGTATAATAGGCGCATACAAAGAGGGAAGGCTAGACGCGGTTAGTGCGCAAGCTAGGTTTCTTTGTATAGCTTGACTGTTAAGGTTGTCTTAATGGTTGAGGTGCGTGCTTGTGCCTTTGTCCGATGTCAACAATGTGTAATTTTACACATCACCAAGGGACAAAGGGACGAGGGCACCAAGTGTAGTGAGTGGGCGTGAGTGCTCTGTGACCGAGTGGGCGTAGGTGTTCGGGTGGTCGGTATGCTGGTGTGTTCGTTTGCAAGTTTAGATTTGAGGTGTGTAATTTTACACATTGATACTTTTAGAGAAGGACATTAGTTATGGTTATACAAAGAGCGAGAACGGCGGGTGGGATTCCTGCTTCGCATGACTTCTTCGTAGATTGCGGGGAGTTTGGGGAAGTGGTTGTACCACAAATGATGACAATTGAGGAGGCGGTGGCGCTGTATGAGTTGTGGCGCTCGCCGGTGGAGTTACAGATGACCTCGTATTGGTCGCAGGCGGAGCTCGACGATGTGGTCGATGCTCTTGGTATTGACGCACATGACTTGCATATTGCGGGAGGTGTGCAATGAGACTTATCTATGTCAGTGCCAAGGACTTGTCCGAGGAGCTTAGAGACAAAGGGGTGTTGGCTTGCCCCTTCCGTGATGAGATTAGAGGGATGCTGGCGCGGATGTTCGATGCTCGGGCCGTGAGTCCGATGCACATTGTGGGCGTGGCTGCGACGGTGGCTCGGCTATCACGCGAGGCTGTACGCCAGGCTGGTGTCGACGGGGTGTTAGTCGCCATGCCGCCGTGGATGACCTTTGAGGTCGAGAACTTCCTACTAATGGAGGGTGTCGATGTTTGCTATCCGTACAAGATGATTAAGCGCGTGCGGGTGGGTAGTACGTGGCGGGTGCGGTCTACATTTGTCGGGTTCGTGCGCAAGCCCGCGTACGGTGAGGATGGCGTTCATGAGATTGTGGAGTTTGCGTGATGTTAGTAATGGCATTTGAGGGTAAAATAGGTCACGCTTGTGAGTCGTGGACGGAGTTGGTGCGTAAGTGCGGTTACAAGGCAGTGGTCACTAAGCAGGAATGTGGTGACTTTATAGTGGAGATTAAGCCTGACAATACCTACTCTAAGTTGGTACCGCCGTTTGAGCAGTTGTACAGCGAAGAGTATGGCGGGCAAGAGGCAGTTGAGGACTTATGCGAAGAGTTCGCAAAAAAGTTCTTGTCAAAGAGCTGGCGTGTTATGGAGGGGCACCAATACAGAGAGTGGGCGTTTGGCAAACAGGTTGAACAACGTAGTCCGTGGCATGATGTGTAATTTTACACACTAGAGAGAGAGAGTAAATGAATACTTATATATTAGAGATTAAGCGTAGTACAGCGTATGGCAAGGTGCTTCGTAAGCGGTTCTTTGATGGGTACAATGGTGAACGTGTTGTGACCATTTACAATGAGGGACGTAAGTGCAACGACTACTATATTATTTCACGTGATTATAAAGGAGACATCACGACGAAGTACTTAAAGAATATGCGACACACCGCCAAGCATTATGTTGAGGTGAAGGTTGGTAAGTCCTTTGCTAGAGTGTATGAAGACTATGGTGTAGGGCACACGCCTGCTTATTATTACAATCGTCTCAATGGTGTTCCTTGGGAAGGTTCGGTAAGTGCGGTTGGCGATAAGGGGGTGTTGGTTTGGTCACGTTCGCTAAGTGTCGGGATTCCCAACCCATACTTTTACGACCGCGAGATGGTGATTCGCAACTTCATCTTTCGGTTTGAGGATCTCGGACGTGACAAGTTCACGGACGGGGCGTTGCAGTTTCTTAAAGACAATCTTCCGGAGCATTTATGAAACTATTAAAAATCGGGCTGGTCGCCTATATTGGGTCTACTTGGTATGAGGTGGTGACGAACGCCGGGTGTTATCCTGATCTTAAAGAGGACAATGGCACATACAAGGTGTCGTTTATTACCACGTCACCAATAAGCAATTTGAAAGGGATCTTGTTTAAACGCGACTACGGCGCGAAGCACACGAAACAGACCGCACTTGAGGCGTTTTGTCGTGACTTTGCCCGCACGATGCTGACGCAAGATGGCTGGACGGTGATTGAGGTGTACGAGTACCATCAGTGGGACCCGACGGATGGTAAAGATCAGAACCCAAGAGACTAAGAGGCGTAGTATGTATAGTTTAGGAATGTTCGTAATGACTGACCCGACATCTGGGTCGCAGGCGCAACGTGACTTCTTTAGCGGGAAGAATGGTGAGTTAGTGTACACCAGTCGAGACGACGACATTGTGTCGTATTTTGTTTATCCGAGGGGGTACTTCAAAGATGACGTGGTGCCGGAGAATACTGCGAAGTTTTTGGAAGAGCATCCTAACTACCGATGCTATATCTATGCCGCCAATGCGTTTGGTATTAGTAAGGTGAGGGTGTATGAGTTTGGCTCAGTACGACACGAGCGGGAGTATTACTACTTGCGTATTGCCGGTCGTAAGTGGGCTGCATGGTTGACATGGTACGATGTGGTGGGTGACTTCGAACATGAACGAGAGTACCGCGCCAAGAAAGTGTATGCGTTGCACGATTGGTTCCTGCAGGACGACGAGCTAAGCGTGGAGGCGGTGGTGAGTAAATTTACACATCTTAGTGGTGTGCCAAGTAAGTATGTAGATAAGATGGCATCATTCATCAGAGACAAGTTAGAGAGAAATTTTTATGTATAACTTATCAATCACATTGTGGCGAAGTGCAGGAGATGACGCCTCGCCGTGGATACCTTACCCATTTTATACAGGGGAGAATGGTGAGAAAGCTGGGAAGATCTACCAGTCATTTGATGAATGTCATTGCGATGTTGAGGTGTATGTGTTCCCGAAAGGGCACTACAAGAACTCTGAAGCTCCTAATGTAGAGGATATGCGCAAGGCTAAAGAGGGTGCGGGGGCGCCAATTGAGATTGTTGTCGGTACCAAGGCCCCAGTCACCTACCATGTGTATGAGGTGGGGGGTGTGTCGCATGCCAAGGCGTACTATCATGAGCGTTTTCATGTCGGCCCATGGTGTGGACAACTTAGAGTCTACAAAGTTATTGGAAAATTTATGCACGCGTCGTTCCAAAAACTGGTAGACACTTTCAATCTTCATGAAGGTGTGGCAGATCCTCGCGAGTACGACCGCGTCGAGGTGCTAAGTGTGTTCATGGCACGTACGGACGTGCCGGAGGAATGGAGAGAGCCCATTTTGGCGTATTTGAAACAACATTTACCATTGTTAGTTTTGGAGTAAATATGAGCAAGATATTAACGGTGCGCGCTGCACAATTAAGCTATAGAAAAAGCAAGGCTATTATTGATTACACCGCCTTAACGGATTCCATATTGCAAAAGTCTTTCATTACATTTATGGATGATGTGACTATTGTGTTTGGTGGAGTTGAAGTTGCTGAGTGGGATGGCATCTCTGTAATTACGGCAGGATCTGTGCTTACACCGGATAGTTTGATTCGACGTTTGAAAGAGGATCCTCGATTTGCTGGGTGCGATATTGATGACACGTTGGTGAATGGTGTGCAATGTGTGAATATTGACTTTAATGTGGAGAAAGGTGATGAGTAATATTACACAGTTTAACCGATCAATGGTGCTAAATGTAAAAGCTATTCGAGCATTTGAAAATTTGGATGCTTTCTTAGACGAAGCACATGAGCCTGGTAATCCTGTTCTGCGTGTATTGCTTAATAACTGTAAGGTGGATCTTACCAAACCTTTCCTCGTTGATATGGAATTGGGACAAATTGCGCCTTACGAAAATAGAGGGGTGCCGGTGGCTAACCCTCCAATTCCTGAGAGAATGCGATACGCAGTGTATGTCGTGAGTCAGGCTTCCTCATTCCCAATTAAACCCATATGTCCTGATGTTGCTTTGAGAAATATGGATGGTGCGAATGTTATGAAGTTCTTGGATGGTGAGGAAGAATTTGCAAAGTCCAAGTTGGAAGAGTGGTTTAAAGACGAAGGGCTGGAGATCCTAGATGTGGTATGGTGGCTCAATACCAAATGCCAAGTGGTAGGAAGCACAAGCCCGCTATGGTCATATGTGTTTGTAGCAAACACATTGATGACATATTTGTTTGAGGAATTTGTGGCCGCTGTTGAATCTGAGTATGAGGGCGATGTCCCGGAAGACACCAAGGTTGCTTGTTTGTTTACTTACATTGGAACAGCTGGAGAAGCCTACAAAATTATCAAAGGAGAACGCGAAGATGAGTAAAGTTTATTCTGATGTTTATTTGCGGGAGCTGTGGAACCTATGGGTGCTGACACAACCTGATCAGTCATACAAAGTGGTTTATGCAAATTTTGATGAGATGTGTAGACACGTTCCGTCGGGGCCCCGGCAGTGGTTAGCATTGATTGAGAAAAAGATCGAGTTCTACCCGAAAAAGCCAATGCAATTGTCAAGAAGTCTGGCAACCAATGACCTGGAGATCCGTCAAGGATCTATGGAATCGTTGGTGTGTGAAGGATATGTGGAGGATCTAGCAGCACGGATCGAGGAGTCATCGTTTGCAACGACTGCAGTGGAGATGTTTTTCAACAAGAAATACGAAAACGTGCAATGTCGGAACAAGTATATATTCTCGATGCTTGACGACATTAAGCTGGTAAGTAGCCGATCCTTAACAGGTTTTATGGAGTTCGCAGACCTCTCGTACCGTGACTGTGTTGCGTTTATGTCTCGTATGTTAGGTGAAGAAAACATTGACGTGGCTAAGTATCTTGCCAACTCTACCAGGGAGGAGGAAGGTATGATTGCTGCACTTGCTGTCGGTGTGATGAGATACGTAGTCGACAATATGTTCTTGCCTCAAGAAGGTAAATACTATGATGACGTTATTGCGAAAGGGGCACTTGAGCTGTTTAAAGATCCCGAATGGGCTAAGAAACTAGTCACTGAGTGGGTTGGCAAAATTCGAGAAGAAGGGCGGTAAGTATGATTGACCCAGCGAATTACATTATCCGGGTGCGTGACGTTAATGCCAACCATGTGGTTGACTATGGGTTGACAAAAGGGATGTTAATGGCGTTGTCTCAATTAGGGCTTTTGAACAAAGCGCCATTTGGTGTTGAACAACCGCGTGGTGAACCACCATTAACAGCCTCTATATTGTATTCGACCAATTTCAGATGGGGTACAAAAGTACCACCCGGATAGAATTAAGTGCTTAGAGAAGATGCACATTATGCCAGGTCGGTGGCTGTCATTCGATGAGGTCGGCGAAGGTATGCTGTGGTCGTCTAAGTATTTGGTGCTTGTCCGCAGAGAGAGCGGGGCAATGATCCTCACTGACAAACAAGAAAAAAACCAAAACACATATGTGTGGTTTAAACGAATTGGTATGGTTGGGCCTGTTGAGTGTTACGAGTCGATAGCACGTGCGCGGGAATTGGAAGACTCAGTAGCTGCAGTTACATGGTTTGAAAAAGCACCACCTGCCCTGCGTGGGTGGATGTTGGGTGAGATCGCACCAATGATCAAGGTAAAGACTAGTTTAGAGATTGTGTAAAATTACACAAGATGGAGATTAAGAAAATGAGTAAACGTACACGGTTCGTTAAAATCAAATATAAAAAGCGTAAAACGCCTGAGCTTGTTAGAAGAATATATCAGATGGTTGAGGAAGCCTTCGAGTTCCACAACAACCCATATGGTGCAGATTACGCACAAGAGATTTTAGAAGGTGGTGAGTATTGTGGTCACTACCAAGGAGCACGGGATCTTATGGAAATGTGCAAGAAGGAGGCTAGCATCACTGTATTCGACTTGATCGGTCTTGTTGTTAATTATGAGAAGTTCAGTTTTGGCGAGGTATATACGGACATTACGAGCGCCGAAAATGTTGCTACTATGGTGCAAAATATCATGACCCAGTACTTGGTCAGAGAAGCTGCATATGATGAGTTAGACAACAGCTGGGATTGTCAGATGACTGATCAAGAGGTGCGTGACGTGTATTATGCGATACGTGAATATATAAAAGACCGCCCATACTGGTGGACTGACATTAGCCAGATGGGGTGATTATGGAAAAGATTAAATACAACAGAGAACTGACCCCAATACTTATTCGTTATGTGTATGATGCGTTCCACCAGTATTTTGAGAACAGCGGGCATCCAACTGGGGAGGACTATCACGCTGCAGTGTTTGAAAACCAGAATGTATTAGTCTGGGATTGGGAGGCGGACGATGTTATGGACGACCTGTGCCAGCACCCTAAGAGCAAGTACCATGTGCTATGGCTTGTGCGCAAGCTGGTGGAGTATCTGGACGTTGATATTAAGCAAGGTGGGTTCGATCCTACCGACTCGGCGGAGATCGCCAACACGTTGATCAGTATGTTTGGTAAGGCACTGATCCATATGGCGAAGCCGGAGGCGGTGTTGAGTAATAAGGACATGCCGATGACTACACGTGAGCTTGAGCTTGCGTATGCGTCCATTGCAAGTTTTGTAGAAAGACATCCATTGTGGTGGGTGAATGCGGACGACCATGTGTAAAATTACACACGGCAGTGGTCGAACCACTTTAGAGTAATAAGAGGAATATAATATGAAACCAATTAGCGCTATTCGTAAAATCGCAAAAGAATTTGGGTATAAATTTGTTATCGAAAGCGGGAGTATTAGTAAGTTTTATGAGTTCGAAGGAATGCAGTCTATGTATGGTACAGACATGGCGCAACTAGATAAGCTGGCGCATGCGTTGACATTCCGTGAAGTTGTACTCGCCACGGTGGGAGAGGATGTGATCAAACAAGATGAGGGGATTGACGAGGTGATTGGACTCCGTTCCTGGTTTGAACGCCCTGAGATCGACTATGGACGCTTCGAGAAGGTGAAAGCAGACAACGCTGCAGGTTTCAAATACGAGCCTGTGTACAAACCGACTGGTAAGGTAGTGGAGTGTATGCTTGAGCTCTCACGTAGCATGCGGGTTCCACTTGAAATTGTACACCGAGACGGAGAGAATTTGATTCAACTTCCAATTCTTGATATACCAACAGACTTGTACGATCTACGGAACTCATGGGAGCTGGGGCAGTTGCTTACATGGCGTGATGACGTGATGCGTAACTTTACATATTCTGTAGTTATGGAAGACCAAGACGTCAAAGAGGTGAAGGGTCTTATGGAGTTGTTTGCTAAACATTTGGATGGTGAGCGCTTCCCATGGATGCACAAGGCTGCTGATCGCACATTGCTTGGGTACCACTGGGAGCGTAAGCCTACTGGCGAGCAAGTAACGTTTTCACCATACTTTCCTTGTGGTAAGTTGATTAATGAGCTCGGTAAACGTGGATGTGGTGTCATAGTGTTTAAGGTTGATGATAAAGACGATGTGTTTTATTTCGTCACTAACGCGTATCGGTTGCGTGATTACACATATGAGTTGGTCAATCTGCAGCAGCTAGCCGACGCGTACACTATACGTGACGAAGCAATACATGCCGTTGGTAAAGATGCAGTCATGGATGATGAGGACATTAACCACATCATGGGCTTTAAAGGGTGGTTGGTGCAGGACATCACAATGTTACCTGATATCGTCCGTGTGCCATCCGATAATGAATTAGGTTATAAATACGAGGTAGCAAATGAGTCTGGCACTAAACGTAGTTAAGCTGTTGGCGCGCGAGGCAGGGTTCCCGTTGCGGGAGTATGCCACCCCAACATACAAATACTTTGTATTTGAGGGGTTGCCTGTGACGTTGACATTAGATAAACAAGGGCGGTCTATGCTGGCTGCCCGACTGCAGTTGCGCGATAACATCCGGGCGCGGTTAAAGGGCATAAACATCCTGGAGGATAAGAGCCTTGCCGAGCTGCACGGGTTGCGTGCGTGGATCTTGGCAGAGATGCCGGAGCCAATGTCGCAGTGGGGCGTGAAGAAGATCAAGGCTCGTAATGAGCTAGGCTATAAATGGGTTGCTGATGATGACTACCACAAATTATCTAAGCGGCCCGTGTGAATGGGATGGGGAGTGGATCTTAGTGAATGGCGTTCGTACTCGTGAGTGCCGCACTCTGCTAGAATTTGATCGATACGTGGTGGCTCAACACGTAATGGAGTCACTACAAGACCTCGACGACGATTTGTTGAACGAGGTGGAAATGTACATAAAGACATTAAGGAGAGAGTAATGTCCAACGAAATAGAAACAGAAGCAACAGAACATTCATGTAGAGTAGCTTTAACTGAGGGACGGAGCGCGTAATGTCTAAGCCACGTAGAGTCTCACAAACAAAGCAACTGAGTGGCGAAGGCATCCGTGCATTAATGGAACAAGCCGGTGTGGATAACGACAGCATCGCAGCCTTGCTTGAGGAGTTGTACAATGAGCAATACTCGGTGCGTCAGCGATTCAAATTTGAGTCAAAGATTCTGCGCAACGCCACCACCAAGTTGTCTGTACGTAATGCACAGACACAGGTGTATGAGGCGGCGTGTTTGGCGTACGCAACCTACCTCCAGAGTCTGCCAGAGCAAGCGACTATCATACCGTATAGATCGGTTGCTCGTAATATTAGTCTGCACTACCCTGGCTTACGTCAAGTCATGGTGGATACGGTGTGTAAACTTACACACGATGGAGGTGAAGTATGACGGAATGTGTATTGGTTCGTTGTGTGGCGTTTAATGGTGTCCAGGGGGACATCCTTAAACTTGAGAAGTACCAGGCAGGTACAGTATGGAAAGTGGTGCTAACAGCAAAGCATCCGGACGGAAGTGAATCAGAGCTCTACAGTGAGAACTTTAAGTCCGACGTGGAAGCTGATGAAGTGTTTAATAAGTGGTTTGCTCGATTAGATCGGGAGACAGAAAAGTTCAAGGGGTGACAACGTGGCAAAGTCGTCGAACAAGCGTAAGAATGGCAAAGTCATCAACCGCAAGGACGCGAACGTCAAACGCATGCGTCGACAAGCAGCACATGATCTTAAAGACTTGGTCGTGTGCTGTTGCGTAGATCGGCAGGAGCTTGACGGAGACCGTACCAACTTGGTATCGCGAACGGTGGTGTACAACCGTAAATTAAAGAAAATTGTGCCTGTGTCAAGACTGCAGGAGGTAGCGCTTAAAACTGAGCGCTGGGGCTGGAATATATTTACTGCAGTGGTGTGCCGTGACCAAACTGGTCATGTGTACTTCACCCGAGAACGGGACATCGTCACCAAAACAGAGGTGCTGCTGTCCGAGATGAACGACTACATAGCAGAAACGCTATGTGAAGATTTTAATGATGCTAACCCGTTGCACGTACTGACAATGGTCTGGTATGCAACGCCGTATGAGTTACCTGAGACTGAGGACTTGTTGCCGCTAGTGCTGGCACCTATCTGGTCACATAATGTGCTGGGTAACTGCCTGACGCGTTATGAGATGGAGAATGAAGATCTACAGGTGTTGTCGTATGTCACTGACAACTTCAAAGACTTCATGGACTGGTACATCCACCAGCGGGCGATCCGGCGTGATCTTTCTGTGGTGCGCAAGGTGGTCGTCACATTTGGCAAGACTGGTGAACGACAAGTGGCAGGTGAGTTACCAGCATGGCGTGATGCGTTCCTCAAAAACAAGCTCGACGAGTTGTGCGGTGTTACATTACCGAAGGCGAGCGTCCATGAATTTGCCAAGATGCGGTGGGAAATGGAGATGGACGGTAGCAATACGGCAAGAGTATCGACCGCACTTTCTGGGTTGCCTAAGTGCCTATGGGCTGACATGGCCATTACCGGGCAGGAGTTTACTGCAGAGCGGTTAGTGTTCAACAAGGAGAAAGACTGATGGAGGACATTGTTTTATGGATGTCGAGACTCGGTCTTGGGGTGGCGTTAATATTGGCTATCCTCGAGATTACGTTTTGGATAATGGTGTGACTATGTACAAGCACGAGAAGATAGCAAGAGACGACCATATACGAGTGCTCAAGGCTAATGGTATGACGGGGCGGACAATCAAGGTGTTCTTCCCTGAGTATTCGGAGAGCATAATCCGCAGGGCAGCTCCTACGAATATGTCATATGAGCTGTATGTATCTAACCGCACTTTGTCGTTGACACGTGTGCAGGTCGAGCGCATATACCAATGTATTATTTTAGGTTGGCCGCTGCGGGAAATAGCGAACAATGTGTGCAGCTACCCGCACGCGTTGGATGAGTTTGGCTCACTAGTTGAGATCTTGTACCGCATCCACTTGCGCGGGGTAACACTGCAGGTGTTCTCAGCCTTTTTGAAGTATTTAAGAGACGGGCGGTCGGTTCGCCATGCAGTTACGATGCTAAACCTGCCGGTCGAGCTGTCTTACAAGTTTAATGAGATGATCGTAAATGGAAGAAAAATCAGAGTTCCTCAACTCCAACGGAGAGAGTATCGAGTGGATGAAGACGCTGGTGCTGACGTACCTCAAGACCCTTCCGATGAGTAATTTTACACATCAGCCGGAGGCGGTGTTATTTGTTCATGAGGTGGAGTACGACGGGCACAAGTGTAGAGCGATACCTAAAGCCTCGCCAACACAGTGGCCACACTTGGAGCTGGTTAGTCAAACTTCCACCACCATTGTGGCAGTGCCTGTGCCTGTAGTGGTGAAGGTGTTGGTGGCATTAAAAGTGCAGCTGGATTACTTCCGAGTCGAGTCGAAGTTAATCGGATTATGTAATCGGTCTGTGTAGGAGTTGATATGGAATATATAGTATTGACAAGGGAGGCATTGGCTACCCTTTCACAAGGGATGCACCGGTTCTTGACTAACTCTGCAGTACATGATGTTTATGATCGAGAGTTCGACCGAGCCTTTACTGGTATTGCACTACGCCATGACATCAGTCTGGACACAGCCACGCGACCTGCAGGTCGCGGGTATGGGATGGAGGTGGAGGTGTCGCTTAACTCTGCAGTGAGCATCCCACACGCAGTGACAACAGAGCATGTCACAGCATGGCTACGCAGTGACTTCCTGTATAGAGGGTTTGGGCGCCAGTTCAGCATACAGAAAGATGGTACGGTACCGTATGGGTTCGAGGTTGTGACTGGCGTGCTAGATGAGTTGCATCTTCGCCGGGCGATGGGAGTGTTGGTGGATAGCGCTGCACTTCGTATGATGTGGGATTCCAATGCGAACACCGGAGTGCATTTCACAGTGGACAAGTTCCCGCACTCCTGGCAGACGCTGTTGTTTTATAATATGTTTAATGACAAAGACTTCCTTCGAGCATTCAAGGATGTCATCGGGCGAAACCCTAATCGGTTCTGCAAGGTGTCGGGCTTCGTACGCACCATCAGAGACGCCAAGTCATTTGGCAAGTACTCTGCAGTGAATATCCGTAAGAACGGGAGTATTGAAGTGCGGTTGTTTCGCACAGATCTTACAAAGCTGGCGCAGCAGTTCGATCTGGTCAGACGAGTTGAGGCGAAGGTGCTAAACGCCCGTAAACCAAAGGACTTGGCAACATCGCTGCAAGATTTGAAGGACAGTTTTTAAGCAATCGATCTAGGAGATCTAGGCAAGTGACGGATTTCGGTTATACTGTATCTACAAAGAAACGGAAAGTAACCAAGCCAACTTCCAAGACAAAGGAAGGCAAGGTGAAAGATAAAGTGCGGTCGTTTTTACGCGCACTTCCTAACTGCTGGTGGTACATGCCATCGCAAGGGGCGTTCGCTAAGGCTGGCGTTCCTGACTTTATCGGATGCTTGCGTGGGAGGATGTTCGCCATTGAGACGAAGTCTATATACTCAAGCCACAAAGTGACGGCGCTGCAAGCACAGCAGTTACAACAAATTGAATCAGCCGGGGGGATCGCCCTGGTTATTAATGAAAACAACGTAGACAACCTGGGAGCCCTCCTTCATGTTGGTACTGACACTAGACTTTGAGACCTACTACGACTCTGAGCACACCATCGACAAGGTGTCCATGGGTCAGTACTTGTTCGACAAGAAGGCACAGGTGATGTTAATGTCGTACAAGGAAGGCGATGTACCGACGAGAATGGCTACAGGAGAGAGTGAGGTCAAGGCGGTGCTAGCCTCATACGACTGGTCACAAATTGTTCTTGTCGCACATAACATTAACTTTGACGCACGTGTTATCCTTGACAAGTTCGGGCACAAACCTGCTAAGTATATCGACACCATGGCGCTTATGGCTGCCACGGGAGGCAACGTTATTGTGAATGGTAACTCACTATCACACGTTGCGAAGTTGTTGCAGAAAGTAGGAATTGCCGTTGCTGACAAAGGAACAGAGCGCGCGGCGGCTAAGGGTAAGCGGTTATTCCGCTTCCCTGACGGACGCTGGTACATGCACGAATGTGAGATAAATAACAAGTATCTGCATTCGATCCAACTAAGCAACTACACCAAGAAAGGTGTGTTGAAGAAAGGTAAAAAGGACGCTAGAACAATCGTAGCTGATGCTATCCAGTTCTACCACGACTACGTTGCATATGCAATAAACGACACGGATATATGTTACGCCGCATTTCGGTATTTGCTACCGTTGCTACCGGCGATGGAGCTCAAGTACCACCAGATAATGATTCGGTGCTATACAGATCCTGTGTTGAAGCTCAACGCCGACGTGTTGTTGAAAGAGATGAAGCGACTGCAAAAGCGCCGTCTCGATAAAGTGCGCCCCATTGCTGACACATATTACGGTGGGAATATAGAGGAAGCTAAGAAGGCATTGTCTTCAAAGGCGTTGTTTGCAGTGTTGCTTAAGTCGATGGGTGGGGTTGAGGACTACGAGGTCTTTGACGCGCAGGCACGCGATGAACAGATCGATTACGCCTTCTTGATTCCTACCAAGGTGAGTGAGAAGACGGGCAAACACGATTATGCGTTCGCATTAACTGACACAGCGTTCGTTGAGTTAGCTAATGTATCGCCCGAGCTCAAGACCGTGCTCGACGCTCGCAAAGAGGTGGCGTCCAGCTTAGAGTTCAGCCGTACAGAGCGGTTCTTGTCATCGTGTAAGTGGGAGAAGACGTTTGGTCTCCCATACAAGATAAGTGGTGCCGCAACGCACCGGGCCAGTGGGGCTATGTCACTTAATGTGCAGAACCTGAGTAGTGGTCGCAAGGAAGGTCAGACGACCGCACTTCGCGACTCTATGTGTGCACCTGCGGGGTTTAAGATCATGGCGGTCGACTCCAGCCAGGTTGAGGCGCGCATACTGGCATTCGTGTCCGGGTGCGTCCGCCAGCTTGAGGTGTTCTCGTCCGGTGCTGACTTTTATTCGTCCATCGGCGAGGCTATTTACAATGAGCCTGCAGCGCATATTAATGCGATGCGTAAAGCCGGTGACGCTGAGTATATCTACAAGCGTAGTGTTGCTAAGTCATGTGGATTGGGGCTTGGATACGGCATGGGAGCTGAGGCGTTCGTTGATGCTGCGTTTGTATTGGCGGGTGTTGTAATTGACCTGGTGCGCTCCAAAGAGTTGAAACAGATCTACGAGACCAACTACCCGGAGATTAAGCAATTCTGGAATACCTGTAACCAGGTCATCGGCCACATGTTGGTTGGTGGTAGTGGTACCTTTGGCGGCCCTGACGGTAAGTTGTTCTACTATGACGGAAACTACCAAATACATGGGGCAACGGTGCCAAGCATCATTATGCCAAGTGGCATGCGCTTGAGTTATTACAAGTTGTGCCGTCGTAAGAAGTCATATGCAGACGGTTCAGAACGTGACAATTACGCATACTGGGGTCTTAAAGAAGGAAGATACCAGTGGGTATACCTGTGGGGATCGAAATTGACGGAAAACCTTTGTATCGCAGAAGATACCTTGGTGTTGACCGACTCCGGGTGGGAGAACATTCAGTACATCACTAAAAACCATAAAGTGTTTGATGGGGTCGAGTTTGTGAAACACGATGGGTTGGTTTACAAAGGTGTCAAAGAATGCACTTTGATCGATGGGATCAGTATGACACCAGAGCATGAAGTACTTTTGAATGGTGATGTGTGGATGAGCGCAGACTGGGTGAACTATAAAGGATCCGTTAATATGCTCAAACGCCTAGGTGGAGAGACAATGGCACGCCTAGGTGGTAAGCCAGCGTACGACAGGACAAATCGCATATGGGGGTATCCGGTGCGTAAATGGTGTCGCACAAAGACCAAAGTGAGTAGTACACAGCATGGGGACTTCTTTATTAGATGGGCGAGACGGACACATGTTCGTCCCATTGTTGGGGTAAGTCGCCAGAGCGAGATCTTAATGCACTTCGTCATGCTGTGGGACGAGTTCGGGGATAACGGCGGGAACCGTATATTGTACAAACCGTTTGCCAAACATTACTTGAAGACTCCAACATCCTACATGGTGTACGACATCATGAACTGCGGCCCACGTAATCGGTTCGTTGTGTTAGGTGCAAGAGGCCCGATGATTGTCCACAACTGCCAGGCTTTGGCATTCGACATGATGAAGTACCAAGGAGTGCAGATGGCAGAGCAGCTCAAGATCGTACTTAACACACATGATGAATGGGGAGTTGTGGTGATGGAAGACGATGTACCTGCAGCTCGTCAATTTGCTGAGAAGTGCATGCGCACAGTGCCGTCTTGGTTGGAAGGTCTAGTAGTTGACTGTGAAAGTGCGGTCGGCGACAGCTACGGAGAATGTTAATGGTCAGTTACGACTTTACTAATTATAAATATTTTATTATCTACGAGACTAAGTATGGTATTAAGACTTACGGCACCAATAGTTTCGCGGCTGTGGTGTTTAAATTACTGCAGTGTTTACTATTACGTAGATTGGTGACCAACTTCGGGTCAATACCACGAAATTAAAAGGTTGCATTTGAATGAAAACTAAGTACCCCGCATTGTCTTATACGGCAATAAAAATGTACGAGCAATGCCCGTACCGCTTCTACCAGGAAAAAATTATAAAGTCCGTGCCGTACGTGCAGTCAGAAGAAGCTGCATACGGAGACCGACTACACAAAGAGTTCGAGGCGTACATCAGAGATGACCGACCATTGAACGAAGGTAAGAAGTTTGAGCGTTTGTTAGCGGGGCTAAAAGCCAAACCAGGGGTGAAACTCGTTGAGACAAAAATGTGTCTCGATTGGAAAATGAATAAAGTTGATTATTTCAAAGGTCGTGACATCTGGCTGCGAGGTCAGTATGATCTGATGATAAATGCCGGAGACGGAACGGCAAAAATCATTGACTATAAGACAGGCAGCTCTCGGTATCCCGACACCGCGCAGCTTGAGTTAATGAGCATGATGACGTTCATGTACCATCCCGACATTGAGGAGATAAAAGCCACATTGCTGTTCTTGAAGGACTTGAAGCTGCACCAGATAACCTGTTCACGCATCAAGCTCCCTGCATATCAAGAGAAGTGGAAGAACCGGTCAATACCGATTGTACAATCGTGTGAGACAAGGTCGTGGCCCGCAACTCCTAATGCCCTTTGTAAGTGGTGCCCTATATCAGATTGCCGGCACCATCCATCGATGAAAGGAGAGTAACATGGCAACACGTGATTATAAGAAGGAGTACCGTTTGTACCACGGGACACCGGAACAAAGACGAAACCGGTCAGAGCGAAACAAGGCTCGTCGGTTGATGGAAAAGGAGCTTGGGAAAAGTGCTCTTAAGGGAAAGGACGTTGATCATATCAAGCCTATCTCGAAAGGAGGTACAAATAGACGTAGCAATCTACAAGTAACGTCGGTGCACTATAACCGAAGCAAAAAAGCAGGTAAATAAACATAGGAAACCCCTCGTATGAGTAAACACATTATGCTCGATTTGGAGACGTTAGACAACTCACCAACGTCTTACATCTTAGAACTTGCCGCGGTCGAGTTTGACCCAATAACAGGCAAGATCATTAACGAACTTCATTTGCGTACACCACGTAATGAACCGCAGGATAAAAGCTCTGCTTCCGTAAGTACAATACTTTGGTGGCTACAGACCAACAGTAAAAAGTTTGAGGACTTGTGCAAAAATGGTGACGAGACTCATTCTTTGAGTGAAATCTGTGCCAAGCTACGCAACTTCTTTTACACGAATGACGGGGCCTTGCATGTGTGGTGTACTGGCACATTCGATACTGACGTTATTAACCACTTTGTGAAAAGCTACAGCCACTTTGGAACAAGCAATCTAGTTGAGTTTTGGCAAATGCGCGATGTACGCACTGCTCGTACTCTGGCGCGTGAGCTAGGAGCTATTGAGCCGGAGGTGTCTGAGGACGAACTACACTCAGCCCTGAACGACTGCCGTCGTCAGATTCAATACGTGTCTGGCCTTTGTAAATTGGTGAAACGCGGTGGATGAGGAACAACTCCGCGCCATGGAAATCCGTGGTGACGCTCTTGTATTTATGTTGAACCGCAACACAACTCAGTGGACGGAACATGCCGCTCGTCTGACTGAGCTTGCACAATCGTTGAATACACAGAACGTACCCATGACTACCCAAGACGGCAAAGAGACCAAGGCAGCGTTGCTTATTAAGGCGCTGCAAATGTTGGCGCACGAGGCTGCAGCTGCAGCTGAGATGAACCACAGAGTCGAGGAGGAGGTACAGGCTATCGCCGACGAGTACAACGTCCTACGCACGCCTGGAGAGGCTGTTGATCTTGTGGTGGAACTAATACGTAGAGACAACCCAAAGTACGGTGCAATGACACCGGAAGAAGTAAAGCGGGAACTTAAACTTGAAACCGAAACTGATCGAACACACTGACAACTTCACGCGATTAATCATTCGCACAAAGATGGCGACGTTGATCTCGAAGACAGTGCCAGGTGCTTTTGTCTGCGAAGTTGAGTACGACGGCACGCCAAGTGCGGTTAATATCCCGTGGACGTTGCAGTCATCACAGATGGTTGCCAATATGGGCGCTCCGGTTATATCACCGATTTTGCGTGACTACCAGTTCTCCGGTCGGTATAAGCCATATGTCCACCAGCTTAAGATCTGCTCGTTCCTCACGGCGAATAAGCGCGGGTATTGCTTTGCAGACATGGGTACCGGTAAGTCTCTTGCTGTGGTACATGCAGTGCGGTACTTACTCAGCGTCGGAGAGATTAAGAGAGTGCTTGTCGTTGCTCCGTTGACCACGTTGTCTCGTACATGGGAGAGTGAATTTTTTAACGTAGATCCATCACTAAGACCGACGAGGCTACACGGCGAAAAAGCCAAGCGGATTGAGCTGGCTGCCAACGGGTCGTCTGTGCATATCATTAACTACGAGGGCATTGAGGTTATCTTCAATGAACTCAAGGCGAACGCATATGATTGTGTTGTTATTGATGAGCTGACAGCATACGCAACACATACCACTAACCGGTGGAAAAGTGCAAAGCGTTTGTTTAACGATGCCACGTACTTGTGGGGACTCACAGGGACTCCGCTCCTTCGTGGTCTTGAGTCGGCGTTCGGTCAGGCGTCTATGGTCAACCCTGCCAAAGTGCGGTATAGGTCGCACTGGGAGTTCCGCAACGCGGTACAGCGCAAGGTGAATGACTTCCTATGGGTTGATCGTTTTGAAGGCCCAGAGATGGTACGGGAGATGCTGCAGCCTGCCATTTACATCAAGAAGGCAGACTGTATTGATCTTCCACCAGTGGTACATGTTTACCGCGAAGTGCCGTTGGATAAAGGTCAAATTGCGTTCTACCGCAAACTTAAGGACGACCGCCTGGTGCAGGATGCACAGATGAAAGTCACTGCAGATAATGCTGCAGTATTAGCGGGCAAACTGATACAAGTTGCGACTGGATGTATATACGACGACGACGGCCAGGCGCTTGAGTTCAACGTTAAGGGTCGCATCGACGAGACTGCAGATGCCATCCGCAAGGCTCGTATGGAGTCAGACGATATAAATAAAGGCAAGACGTTGGTATTCGTACCGTACAAGCACTCGCTAGACTTAGTGGTGCGCAAACTCAAGGAAGAAGACATTGTTGTTGATGGCAAGAAACGAAAGATGAACGTGTCGGTCATTGATGGTAGTGTGTCAGCCAAGAGACGGGACGAGACATTCGCGAAGTTTTACGAAGATCCAAAGCACGACGTTATTGTCGCCATCCCGTCTACGATGTCGCATGGGGTGACAACGACATTTGCAAGTTGCATTGTGTTCTTCGGGCCAGTCACGTCGAGTGAGGTGTACGTGCAGGCATGCAACCGGATTGACCGACCAGGGCAGACTGAGAAAATGACCATCGTCAATTTATACGGGACACCTGCAGAGTGGAAGCTGTATAACAACTTAAGAGAGAACAAACATAACCAATCGGTCGTGTTGGATTTTTACGATGACTTTATCAGAGGAATTTAGGATGTCAATTAAGGACTTAACATTAGAGCAGCTCACTGCAGCATACAGTGAGATCAAACACAGAAGATCAGAGCTGTCCCGACAGGATGGTGAGCTGAAAGACAAACAAACCCGTATTGAAATCGAGCTGGGTAATCGCTGTCTTGAGATGAATGTAGACAGTTTCAAAGTGAATAATTACGCCATCACTCGTACACTGAAACGTACTGCAGTGGTGGAGAATGGTAAAGAGTTCTTGGAGTGGGCACAGGAAAACAATCGGATGGACTTGGTGCAGATTAAACACTTCTCCTCACCGATTAAAGACTACATGTCCGAGAACGCTGGCGAGCTACCTCAAGGGATGGGATTCGTCGACAAGTTTGATATATCAATCCGTAAAATATAGTGGGGAACAACAATGTTAGAAATAATTGACGTAACAGCCAACGGCGATCCAATCTACTACGACGCCAATGGTAATGCTATGATCCAGCAAAATGGTCAGTGGGTGTACGCTCCAGCATACAACAGACACCCGGTTCAGGCACAACCTGCACCGCAACCCGCACCCGTTGTACAGCGCGCACCTGCGCCAGCGCCTGCGGCACAAAGCAACTCAGTGGGCTTGCTCGCTCAGTTCCAAAGTGGCGCAGTGGCTATGCCAGCGTTCATGTCGGAGGGCAGTAGCTCGATGGACGGGCAAGAGTCGACCATGGTGGATTCCATTCGTGTGAATAAGCGTGGGGACTTGTATCTGGTAATGGGTGGAGTGTCACTACCACCGCAACGTTACTTGGATGTTGTCATCCTAGGTGTTGGCCCATCAGGTGGTGGCCAGGCAGTATACCGCACTTTGTATGCTGATGCGTACAATGAGGACGATACGGATCGTCAGCCGCCAATATGCTTTTCGTATGACAACGTGACACCGGCACCAAACGCCCCTGCACCACAATGTGCAACATGTAAGGCATGCCCGATGAACGTTAAAGGAAGTGGCCCGAACAACACACGACGGTGCGGTCGCTCTATGAACCTTATGGTTGCACTTGCAACCGACTTGACGCAAGTGTACCGCTTCAAAGTGTCCACCAAAGGCATTTACGCTGAGGACGCAGCGAAGAATGAATATGGCCTTAAGCCGTATGCGACCCTCTTGAAGAAGATGGGTGCAAACTGGGAAGGCGTGGTGACTCGCTTAGAGTTCATCGGCGGTTTCTCAGAAGGCGTACGTTTCACGCCGATTAGATTTTTAGAACAATCCGAATATCAACAAGCTCAGGAGCTCAAAATGAAAGTACAAATCGAATTATTTGTTAATTTAAACGAAGACCAATCTACTGCAACCGTGACCATGTCCGGTCAAACTGTTGGTCAAATCCCGGTAGCAAACATCGGTAATGTGGTGCAACAAGTACAACAAGCGGCGCATACTGCGGCAATGACAGCAGTAGCGAATCCCAGTGCTCAACCGGCACAAGTTGCGCAAGTCACTAACCAAACGCCTGTTCAGCACGTCGTCGCTCAACAGACTCCTGCGGCACAACCTACAGTACAACAACCAGTAGCCCCAGTAGCACAACCGGCTCCACAACCTGCGCCGACGCCTGCTCCGCAGCCGGCTAGCTTCAAAGACACATTGAAGGCGCACCCGGCGTGGGGCACATTACCTGCAGAAGTAACAGCGTGGGTACTGAACCCGGCAGTGGATGACAAGTCAGCGCATGACTACTTAGCGGCTAACTACCCGCAGGTACTTGATCCCGTACAACCAGCACCACCTGCTACCCCACCACAACCTACTGTACAAGCTGCTCCTGCAGCAACTCCAGTACAGACAGGTGTGGCAACTGGTCAACAAGTGGTACAAGGACAAGCCGGAGCGCCGGTGGCAACTGCAGCAGTGGCTGGTGCGCCTACGTCACACAATGCAGCTCCAATGATGCCTGCGCAACCTGCCGAGCCTGTGCTGGCAACCGGATACGCGCCTAACCCGCAACCTGCGCAACAACCCGGCACCCCGGTGACAACCGTGAATGTCGCTAACGCAGAAAGCATCGACGCGATCCTTGACTCAATCTAACACCTAAACGGGTGGGAAACCACCCTTACAGAGAGGCTTATATGACCGAAACAACTGAACCGAAAAAGAAAGTAATCCGCTTGCGTATTTCTCCAAAGACTGTAGAAGAAGTGCGTGAGAAAGCAGGTGAGGACTCTGTAGAGTTCCAGTTTCTTAAGACCTTGATGGAGGCTAATGTACCGTACAGTGTCCTGGCAGCTATTACAAAACAACCACAAGACCAAATCCGTGACTGTATTACCTGTCGTCGTGTGTGGACAGCCCCGCTGAAAGAATTGATCTGTGTCAAAATGAAGAAGGTACTGGACACAGCATTGGACATTGGCATCCTGCCATGTAATGACCCGGCTGTGATTAAGCCTATTGTCGAAACCGTGATGCGTAATATCGGCGTGTACAATATGTACAATAACCTTAAGGCACAAATAGAACAGCAACAAGGTTCTTCTCAGATACAATAATCTTAGCAGTAGAGGGGTCTATGGAATTTCTCACACGTCTCGTTAGTACGAACGGGATGAACTTCATAGGCGGGTTCGCAAGGGACGAAGGGACAAAGGGGAAATTCATCATATCCCGTTGTAACTTCAGTAACAGCCACCTGACTGATCTTATGATTGACCAGACTCAGTCAAAGTATGGCGACGTATACTTCGCACTAGGTGCGTTTAAATTCGATGAGGAAGACCGCAAGTACACTCGCAAACAGAGAAATGTCACTGAGCTCAAGGCATTCTGGCTCGACATAGATTGCGGAGAAGAGAAGTACAAAAGAGCGCAAGCGCGCGGTGTCATAGACGTGTACCGCACTAAGGAGCTAGGTCTCCTGGCACTTAAGAAGTTCTTGTCTGACACCAAGCTACCGAGCCCGACATTCATTGTCAGTAGTGGCGAGGGGTGGCACGTGTACTGGGAGCTACAGACACCTGTACCAACTGCGCAGTGGCGGTATACTGCGAATGCGTTGAAGGGCGTATGTGCGCACTTCGGTCTTTTAGCAGACCGTACTCGTACTGCAGATCCTGCATCGGTGTTACGGGTGCCTGGCACGCAACATAGCAAGTCCGGCAACTACGTTACTATCATGCGGGACTCGCAGAAGGCGTTCACTTATGAGGACTTCCACCAGCAGGTAGCAGCGCTGGGGGTGTTCTCCGCCAACCAAACGGTAGGCAGAACTGACGCCTTCGCACTTGGCCCAGTGCCGTCGTATGCGGTAGCTGAGGGGTCGTCTATGGAGGGAGTCGCTGCCGACTTCGAGCCTAAGTCCTTTGAGGCAATTTTGCTCAAGCAGAAGCACGAGGGCTCCGGGTGCGCGCAGCTTTTGTGGGCGTATGAGAACCAGCAGGAAGTACCGTACGCATTGTGGTCTGCAGGTCTCAGTATTATCAAATTCTGCCAAGACGCGGAGGAGTGGGCGATTAAGTTCTCTGAGAACCACAGCGAGTTCGACGAGGGGCACACACTCAAGATAATGAACGGGTTCAACGCCCCACGCACTTGTGCTTGGTACCAGGAGAATAACCCCGGTTTATGTGCAGGGTGTCCTCACGCCAAGGCGTGTGCATCGTCTCCTACTCAGTCGCCGATTAAGTTTGGCGGAGACTTGGAGCGGGCACCAACAGTGGTGACATCACCGGTGGTTCTACCTGCAGTACCGGGTGCGCCACCACCTCCGGTAGTGACTGAACAGTTTATTATCCCGAGTTTGCCTTTCCCGTTCTACCGCGACCCACTCAAGGGTGGTGTGTGGAGAAGCAACAAGGCGGGTGATGGGAATACAGACGAGGACGGCAACGTCGAGCCGACAATGGTGGTAGAGTATGACTTCTATCTACACGACCGTATACGTGACGAACACGCAGACATGGCGCCGAAGTACTGGGCGCGGTTACACACCCCACACGACGGGGTGCTGGATTTCGAGTTGACGGCGACGGACATCGTCTCAACAGGACAGAAGCTGGTGGAGACACTGGCGACTAAACACATAATACTAACAGGCAAGCAGATTAACGAGATGAGTGCGTATTTGAAAGCAATGGCCGCAAAAATGCAACGGGAGCGGCCGATGAGCCAAGCACCTATGCAGCTCGGATGGACAGAGCAGGGTACCTTCGTGCTTGGCCGTTGTGAATACACCAAGGCTGGCGTTCGTGCAGCACCGGTTAGCAGTACGGTTATCGCCAAGACATTTGACAAGGCGTGTCACAGACGCACAGACGCTGAGGACAAGTTGGAAGATTGGCGCAAGATGCTACTTGGGCTTTATGGCGGAGACGACGCAGGCGTGTACCGGCTGGTACTTGCTGCCGGCTTCGGCTCTGTGCTTCGTAGTCGCTTCGCGCTGGAGAAGGGTGGTGTGCTTAATTTGTTCAGTGAGGATAGCGGTGTGGGTAAGACAACCCTAACCCGCGTAATTTCTGCAATATATGGCTCACCTGATTCCTTTGTTGTACAGGCTAAACACGGTACTACCAACGTGGCATTTTTCGAGACCATAAGCTACTTGAATAGTTTGCCGATGGTCAATGACGAGATTGGACAACTTACAGCTTGGGAGATGATGGAGTTCATCCACACTTGTACCAGCGGTAAGTCTAAGATCAGAGGGTCGGCGCAGATGAACGACGTACGACCTACATTGCCTGGTTGGCGGTCGTTTGTGTTCTCAAGCTCGAATGTGAGCATCTGGAACCGTATCGCCGAGGAGCGTGTAGAGAACGAAGCATTTATCATGCGCGTGGCAGAGATCCCAATTAAACGCATTGCGGCGTCGTCGAACAAAGTGGAAGGCGACAAACTGGTACGTATGCTTAACAACCTGCACGGGGTGTGCGCGCCGGTGTGGATTGACTACATCGTACGACATGAAGACCAATTGCGCGGTATGTGGGAAGCCACAGTGCAAAGACTGACTACCGACGCAGGGCTGCACGCACGTTACCGTTACTGGGCGGATATGTTGGCATCTGCGGCGCTTGGCGCCGAAGTGGCTTACGAGCTGGGATTATTCCCATTCGACCCGGCACGTGTGTACTCGGGCTGTGTAGCGTTGCTCAAGTACCTCAAGGCTAAGTCAAGTTACCTGGTGCTTACCGATGCAGACATACTGGCTGAGTTCTTCGGTACAAACTTAGACAAAGTGCTCGTCACAGGCAGCGCAGCATCTTCGTTCCCGGTGTTGCAGCCTCGCAAAACTGTCGGTATTCGCATCGAGCCAGACACCAAGTATATTTACATCACGGTGCAGGCGGTGGCAGACTTTGCCAAAGAGCGCGGGTTCGATAGAAGTCGGCTCGAGGGTGTGCTTGAGTACGCAGGTGGTGTTCGTACCAGTGTGGACTTACTTCGCGGTACGACAATGGCGTTGGCAGGGCAGCAGATGCGGGCATGGGCGATTGACACGACCAAGCCACAAGCCCAGTCAGTATTTAATTTAGAGAAGTATTTAGAAGAATTGCGGAGACGAGAAGATGCAGCAACGGAAGACATTGGCAACAATAAGTCGCCAGCTTAGAGATCTTGTATCGACGATGGGGAGTGCCCCTATCGTCTACTCTGCCCCGTATGACAACAAGGTGCCCTTCGACCTGGTGTCAGAAGCAATCCACGATATTACCGAGTCACACAATCGAGTGCTCGGGTACATCCGGGTGCGCAACCTGGGTGACGGGGTGATGAAATTAGGTGTGGTGGTGTACCCTGACGAGGCCACCCAGCGTAAGGATGAGATTAAAGGAGTCGATTATGACCGTGTGTGTTTTTGATTTTGAAAGTAGCCATATGCTGGCCGATGCCCCCGTGATGGAGGAGATGGTGTTTTGTGAGCCCGTTCGGAAGATCAAACAATTTGCCATAAAAGGGAAGATCTATACATTCGCAACTATGGGAGAGTCCACTCGTGCTAACTTTCTGGCAGATCTTATCAGAGAAGACGCGATCAAAACATTCTCTATAGAGGAACGTGTGGAACGGGAAAACATATTCAAGTCCGTCTTGGGGGACTCATTTGCGGCAGTTCTTTGCGTAGTACATGACCCTGACACCCTCCGGACAGAAGTGTATGAGTACTACGGTACAACACTTCCCGTGCGTGTTCTACCTGGGCCTGACAACCTGGCTATTATCGCGCAAGCAGGTGTGAAGTTAGCACTGCGATCCGCTATGGCAGCAGGTGCGTCGCTAGATAAGGCATACCAAGCAGTGAGTCAGTTCGACGCATCGTTGCGTATGACAGATGACCATTGGTATGCGGAACGTGTTTACGTTAAGGTGCGCGACCGTGCTTATCAAGAATGTTGACACAGCCCGTGAAGACCTCCCTAACGAGGCTTGTATCAAATTTGGGGGGATGCTCTGGAACATACCGATGGTCACCGCGCTAAACGAGCAGAGCGAGCGCGTAGTGCGTCAGAACTTAGGGCGGGGGATAACATTACTTGCGCAATTAAAGCGCCCTGTAGCTCCGCCTAAGCGCAAACGTGGTGCCTACACCACTAGGGTCATCGAAGAACACAATGGTATCGAATGGTCGTGGCCGTTCATCCAGTTCATTTTGTACTGGGACAACCCCAACGGGTACCACAATAGCAAACTACTTGCTAAGAGCGCGTACTACTACCAACTAAAGCGCGAAGGGGTGCAGCACTCACGCAAGGCATTCCTTGGGTGGGTGTACAACTGGCTAATTGAGCACACGTACACTGCAGATAATGCGTGGCGCGAGAACCGGCTAGCAACCAAACTGCTAGAGCTGCAGGACAAGTTCCGAGCGTTCGATCTAGGCAAATTAAAAAAAGCAGTGCATAAGGTTAATATTATGCCAATCGAGGTAGATGATAATGACCGTAAGTGGGAGCTCCGCCCAATATACACGAACTACCTCCACTTGTTACCGACGGAGCATATAAATGAGATGGTTAAATTTATGTTGAAAGATGAGGAGGGCGGATGGGTTCCCAAGTCGTAGGACAGAAGCTGGTAGGTAAGAATACAAAGCCCCGTCCGGAGTTTGATTTGTACACGACACCGGTGCCTGTAGTGGAACGCATGTTGCATGAGCTGTACCATCACGTGAAGGCAAACAATGTGTACGAAGTGCTGGATCCTTGTGCGGGTAATGGTGCCTTCCACAAGGCAATTAAGAATGTTTACCCGTACTGGAATGTCACAAATAAAGATATTGTGCAGCGCAAATACCCGGTGGTGGTAGAGGACTTCCTTACCGCGCCGGTAGACAAGTTGTATGACATCGTGGTGATGAACCCACCATATGTGGACGCTGTCGAGTTTGTTACGACCGCACTTAAACACGTGCGTGAGGGTGGTATTGTGGTTGCGTTTTTAAAACTGGACTTCCTTGGCAGCAAAAAGCGCCATGCGTTGTTTAAACAGAACCACCTGCGTCATGTTATTGTCAACGTCGAGCGCGTGACCTGTTTGTATAACGATGACCCGGCGCAGACGCATGGCGGGACAACGGAGACTGGTTGGTTCATCTTCTCGAAGTCACCGTCCGGCAACTTACCGACAATATCATGGAGTAGCAGAGATGGAAACAAACACAAAGGTCTGTACCAAGTGCGGTCAGACAAAGGTAGACTCTGAGGAAAACTTCCGCTTCCTCTCCGCACGCAACCGCACGCACACGATATGTAGAGAGTGTGAGCGCAATTATGCCCGCGCCTCATACCAGGCTATCGTCAAAGGGTCAGAGGAACATAGAGTCAGAGCGCGTCAGCAGATTGCGGACTTCATTGCCTTGTATGGCGAGGAGATCATAGATGAAGCAAAACGCCTATAACATAGTAGGGCTTGGAGTGACTTTGTCAGCTGGAAAATGGTATAAGGTGGTATGGTTCTATGAAGGGGAGCCGGCGCTGGAGGAAGTCTACTATTGCCCTGACGATGTTGCATCACCAAAGAAACATTTCAAAAGGTGGTTGGGGGAGATAGGACAGTTCCTTACTCTCCCGGCCGTTGACATACACGTTAAACCGTTGGAGATCACAAATGACCCTTTACGTCCTGACCCATACCAACAAAATAGTTGATATTGAGAACTTACGCCCCGGAGACATCACCCCGACCGGTATTGCCATTGCCCTTGAGAGTATGCGCCGATTCCAAGGGCGTGGGGTGTCTGTACTACGCCATACCTTCTGGGTGTACGAGCTTATCTGCAAGCAATACCCTAATAACCACAACCTGCAGCTTCTCGCCTTGCTCCACGACGCCCCGGAGGCGTTCATTGGTGACATCCCGGCCCCTATACTTGATGCTGTGGTTGATTTACAGAGACTCCACAACAAGGTCTCAAGTAAAATCTACAACCACTTCGGCGCACGCTTCGTCGATTTTGGTGAAGTGATGACTGCAGATAAAGTATCCCTTATGTATGAGTACAGTAGACTGGTCGTGGATCCTAAGGAGGCGGAGCCAGTGTGGGGCTTCGACGAAGTAGATCAAGACCACTTCGATGTGCTGCAGAATATGGCAGAGACCACCATAGCTACCGTAGATCGGTACATTGACGAGGTGAACAAACTAGTGAGGGCGTTGCCATGAGTAGACACCTTCGAAGACGCGCGTGGCACTCCCAGTGGATGCACGAGACTGCGTGGGCCGACAGCAAACGCACATTCCTGGTTGGTGTGTTAGACACACCGCCGGACGCACTAACTGAGGCCGAATTAGAGAAAGTGCGCGAGGCCGAAGCCAAGCTCGCTGAGTATGCTATGATAGTTAGCGACTTGGCTGTGATGATTAACCGCGACCAATAAGGAGCGCATTATGAAATGGGTAGATGTTATCTTAATACTCACAGTAGCTCTCGGGTCATCCTGTATTGTAGGACTTACTGCGCTACTCCATGAATATCGATACTCTACCCCGTACGAACGGTGGAGAGACATTGGCAACGTTGTGACTTGGCTCGTTTGCGCCTCGGTCTCGTTGTTCGCTGCCTTCATCTATATATTTTACTTTTTCTATGTAAGGAGATAGAAATGGAACAAGAACCCCTCGAAGAAATCACGGACTTGAAATATCTCACCCGCAATGTCCATCAGATGTTTGCTGAGGTGCTAAAGCGTGGAACAATGACTAAGTCTTGGCGTATGGATGTACGCCTACTCTCAGTAATGGCACTCGACCGTGTGGCAGAAGACCTTGTGGACACTGCCGAGAGCCGGTACCTCAAACTTAAATGGAGCGTGTCCGGCAGTATGTTCACGCCGTACAAAACAATCACTGCCAAGGTGTCCAGGGTTGACGAAGGCGCGGCCGATCAATGGGGGATACGAGAAGCCATAGACAAACACTTAGGAGACCGTATCACTGGCCACAACGTCACTGTACGAGATGATGGGGTCTTGTTGGAAGGGGTACTCCCTTTCAAGCACCACGAGGACCTCAAGAAATACCTACCCAAGCTGAGAGCTGACATGAGGGCAAAAGGTATTAACATCGACTTTGGTTATTATAATGAGCTTGGCGACACACCCGTTAAGTATAAATTAGACATCATAGTGAAACCCGCAGAACGAGTCGAATACAAGCAGTTAGTAAGCGACAAGCCGAAGGACTTGGTCGACATGATCGAGTGGGCGGAAAATGCAGACGCCTCCACCATGCGAGTCCTCGCCGAAGCCGCCGCCAGTAAATCGTATGCCGAGAACGGATGTCTGATACTAAGTACTGGTAAGAGAAACATACTTGTCGAAGTCGGCGAATGGGTGACTAAGATCGATGGTAAAGTAACCGGCGTAATAAGCGACGAGTTTAAGAAACATATATGCGGAGAGTAGTATGAAATTGTATATAAAAGCAGACCAAATACGAGATGGCATCCGTCGTATGATTGCAGAGGACACCGTCTATCTGCAGCATGCTTTACATGGGGATAATATGGCTGTTGTGCGGAAATTTAATTTAAAGAAGATGCCCGTCCACAACCCCCACGCTGTGACTGGGGAGACAAAACACAGAGCGCGCGGAAACGGAAGGACGAACCCACCAGAGTATCGAGACTGCGGCGTGTGCCTTTCTAAACGTAAGTTAGTGCGGGTGGTTAGGTCTGCTTGTAAAGGGACTGTCGGTAAAGTTCGCAAAAGCGGGAACAAGCTGGTAATCACAATCCGAGGTTCCAGTGTCCTGGGGGTTGCAGGGGGCAAACTTTATGGCCTCTACAAAGTGCGTGTGCCATTTGGGCGTGTTAGAGGAGACAGATTATGAAACTACACGCACCTACGACACAAGAAGAAGCAGAGAGCATGGTTACAAGAGGGCCGTCTATGGAGACTGGGTGGAAGATAGTAACAGATAGAAAACGTCACTCACCAGAGTACCTGGATGGAGCAGGAACCACCGCTCGGTATGGTGTTGCCTTGTCTTGCGTGCCGAAACACCCAGGGGCATATGCGTGGCGTGCCACTGTCGATAACTGCAAGGACGGCGCCCCGCCACTGCTGGCGCAACAATCTTTCAGCTACAACATAAGCGGCGACAAAGTCACAGCGTCATTGCTAGACAACAACGGCGGGGCACTTAAGGTATCGGATGGAGACTGGATCGTATACCATGACAGCAGTCATATAGTTGTGCTATCCGACATAACTTTTCATAAGTTATATGACATTACTCGATTTAGATAGATCAGGCAGCAAATGGAAGATAGAAAAATTGAACAACCTATCCCTGCAGGAGTTTTAAAGCAAATGGGGTTCCACTCGACCAGTGTCAAAGAAAGTCAAGACAAGTACGCAGATGAGCAATCGTGTATATTGAAAAACCCTATTGCGCGGGCCTGGCGCGCTACTGTTGGGAATTGCGAGAGGGGCGCTCCATTGGCCCTGGTGCACCAAGCCTTTCACTACAAAATACGAAATGGCAAGGTGATCGCCACGGTTAAAGTTGAGAACGGTGTCACACTCAGAGTGTGGGACGGTGACTGGATCGTGTACCACAACAGTGGCCACATCCTGGTACTAACGGACACAACCTTTCATCGCCTGTATGATATTACTTGGTTTAGATGATTACATCGAAGCGACGAAGGGACAACGATGGTGTAGAGCTTTCGTCCCTGTGTTGCTTCGGCAACATCCTGCCTGCGCCCCTTCGTGTTCTTCGCACGCTAGGGCCAGGTTCAACCTTTACAACATATATGATGACTACACAATGGAACATAAATACAGAAAGAAACCGTTGGTAATTGATGCTTGGCAATTTAACAAAGAGAACTACAAAAATGGCGTGCCTCCCCTATTCCGAGACAAGTCTATTTCGTATTGGTCACAATACGGTGGAGATGTAATCGGCGGTACAGTGAAGACATTAGAAGGCGAGATGGAGATCAGTGAAAATGACTGGATTATCCGTGGGGTAAATGGCGAGTTTTATCCGTGCAAGCCGGATATTTTTGAGAAGACCTATGAAAAGGCTTAGTAGAAACTTAGTAGAAACTTAGTAGAAACTTAGTAGAAACTTACTGGAAACGGATATGGCAAAGTTTACATATGGCTCAGTGTGCAGTGGGATCGAAGCAGCAAGTGTAGCATGGCACGATATTGGAGAGCCACAAGGGCTCTCTGAGATTGCAGTGATTACCTGATGACTGGACGAAGGTGCCATACAGAGGCAAGTCTGCAGATGACTGCCCGGACTCGCCTAGGTATAAAGCTATCGGTAATTCAATGGCGGTGCCAGTGATGAGGTGGATAGGCAAGCGACTAAGAGACAAAGTGACATAAAAACGAAGCCTGCAGTGCAAACCGCAGGCTTATTTATTAAAGTACTTGGTCAAAAACTGTTTAAGCAAACTCGGCAACACCTGCAGTATGACCTCGACTGAGAGAGAACCACAGGCACCTGCCACAATAGCAAGTAGAGACTGTAGTCCGAGGCTTAATGAAGACGCGTAGTGCGCAGCGACCGAGACGCCACATACCAAACCCACCAGCACATCAACTGAACGTACACAAATTGGCTTGTCCATGTCAAACTCCAGGCTAGCCTTAACCGATCCAAGTGCTGCACAAACGGCGATAACCAACTGCTGATGGTATGTCACCACCCAATCCAGTAATGCTTTAACTACCTCCATATATACCCTCACATCGGAACACGTACCACACCGCCCCGAAGATGTACAGGCATAGGATGAAATTAACTACCATCATCACGTCGATGGGAGGGTACCTGGCCACGTACGCGTTGGCTACCACCATAGTAAGCATGGTGCCAAATAGCAAGGAGAAGACTTTGATTGTCTGTCTCACCCGGCCTGTCGTGTAATGTTTTGTGATTGCGGATAAGAGGATGGCGAGGGAGACCCCGAAGACGAAGCCGCGACCGTTAAGAAGTGCGGTCGGAAGGCGGAGAATAGACAGCCACTCTGACCCCGGGCACATAACGAACCCCCACCATGCAGCCACAACGACATTGAGAGTCTGCGCGCTCCTCGTATCCTTGCCGTATAGTGCGCTGAGGACTTCACAGACTCTCATATTATGGCTTCACCTTTGTAATTGGCTTGTTATCCAGCGTAGTTGCGGTGGCAAGTTTGACGCCAGGGCCGGATACAATGCCATTAAACACCAAACGGTCGCCAATCGAGTAGATCGGCTCGTAGGTGACTTGAGGGCAGTCTGCCAGACCTAAGTCCGGCATTAGCTCAGTCAGCCCCGTTTTTGGCATTTTGCGTTCGACTGTGCAAGACATGTAATGCTCCTTAGTCGGTAACTTCGCGAGTTTCCTCTGCCTCATCTGTGGTCATAATGTGGCCAAACGCAACTTTGCCGCTTAGACGACCTGTAGCGTTCTTACCTTTCATGTCAACAGCGAAACTAATCGTGAAAGGCCCTGTTGCTTCTACAATCAGTGGGTACCGGATAGGATATGCCACGCCGAATTGTAATGAGCCAATGTTAGCAGGATCTGACGACTCTACTGTAGTTTCTGTGATATTAGAAAACTCCGAACGGTTTTCCATATTACCAACCACGAACTTACCGCCTTCGATTGAAAACCGGATCTTACAGTCGATTGGCAACACATTAACAGAGCCTGTTAAGTAGAACCCGATAGTGGCATTTTGGAAAGTCCCCTCTACAGGATAGCCAGACCCATACTCATACGCACCTTGCCAAGCCTGCACTGCCATGTCACGAGAGTATGCCGGAGTCAAGCAACGGATCTCACCATCCGGTGTCATCACGATGTTGCGCATACCGATGTCGAGCTCAACGCATGGCTCTTTAATAACTTTATTCGGCACAAAAATGCCGTCATCTTTTAATACTGCCAAATTCCCCTCCTCGGCGCTAACACGCTCAGAAACAAAGTGACTAACCGGCACACGAATCATATGATCTGTGGCACCTTCCTGGCTGATGGTAAACACCAGCTCTTTTGATTTGTTATCGTAAGTGACCGCACTTAAGAATCGGTCGGCTACGACGTTAGGGAGTAAGCCCGCCAACGACACGCGTTTCTCACCGGTGGTAGTCTCCAGTACAAGTTCCTGGCCTTCCAGTTTAAAATTGGTGATATTGAACGCCGGCGGAATCGCGTCACGAGGAATAACCGCCTTCAACTTACGATTTTCGATAATAATCGTTGCGTTGTCGATGTCCTGGTCAGTGACTAATCTTGCCATAAAAATTGCTCCTATTTATTCGGAATAAATGCTAAGTAATGGATGTATTCATCAGCACCATTGTACGAAGCGCTGAGGTCAAACCCTTCCTTTGTTGGTCGTTGTGGGATCCACATCGCACGCACACCTTCTCTCGAGAACGGGGAGAGCATAATAATCGGCTCCTCAGTGAACTGCGTGTCGAAGGTCACACGCCACGTAGCGGTGTTGCCAGCACCGGAGATGACCGGCAGTGATGACTTAAGTACGCGCTTGCACTCCCATTGCTTGAATGGGGATGGTAGCTGGGGTGTGTTCTTAAGCGCGGTGAGCTCGTTCTGCAGATCTTCGACCTTCTTTGCCAAGTCATCTTTAGGTGCAGTGAGTTTATCATCTTTAATTACAATAGTGACGTTGTCGATGTCAACGTCAGTAATGAGTTTTGGCACGTTGTCCTCCTATGTAATATGACCGAGGGGATGGTCGGGTGGGTTACACAGAGTGCGCCTTGAACAACTGCACGCCACCAAGGGACTCCATCGTGATGTCAGGTTTAGGCAACCCGGACAGCAAGTTGGTCAAGTCGATGTTGACATTGGTGCCGTTGCTTAGAGACAACGTGAGCTGGTTGCCAATGATTTGGCCACCGTTGACGAATACGTCAGCTAATGGCGTCGCTGCTTGTGGCACAACCTTCAACTTACCATCGGGGGTTAAGCTGATGGTACTACCGTCAACGAATGCTGCCAGCTTGTTATCGGTGGTAATTTGCAAACCGAGACCAATGTCCTGGTCAGTAATGAGTTTGGTCATTTGACAATTCCTCTTTTCTCTAGTAACTCGTCGAGCTTCTTGCTCGACCCTTTGTAATGGTTGCGCACTTGCTCCCACGCGGACGGATCGTCCTTCATAATGGACAGGACGATGGCGACGCTCTTATCTGCTTCCTCCAACGCGTTCATCATTCGCGTAATGGCTTGCGCTAACTTAACTGCGTCCATATTACAGACCCTCCTTATCGGTCAGAGCCATAAGGTGCTGCACCGCTTTGATGACAACTTGCTGACCTGCTTGGTCTAAGTCCGGTTGGTGCTTAGACGTGCAGATTGATGCAGTGTCGTTGCGGATGATGCGTACGTCATTTAACGTTGCGTCACTCACCTTGTCCGCGTTTTTGACAATAAGGTCGATACCTAGAGCCACACCTTCGCAAGACAGCGGTATTGCCCGCTGTCTCACTTTGCTGTAGTCCTTAGTATTGTCACACGCCGTTGCCACTGTTAGCGCCAGTGCAGCTAATATGACTTTTAAGAACTTCATGCTACCTCCTATTATTGGATGATGGTTTTAAGACCGCCGAGTGCCAGCCCTTCTATTCCGCCTTTAGGGCTCATCGGGTTACCTGGCACAGTCATCTCATGGCCGTTCACCCATGCGCGAACTGTTACCGGGCCACCACTGCTTGAGAGCGGGCCAATCTCGACACCATTGTGGTTTCCAGACTGCGCATACCAGGACTCGTTGCGTTTGTCTATATGCCCTGTCTTCTCAACAGTACCTGCACCGTTGCTCATGGCGATGCGGAGTGTCCACGGGCCAGCCACACCAAGTGAAGCTAAGTAGTACCCGTCAACATTTGGCCAGATGTAGTAGTTACCACCTTCCTCGCCTATCTTAGACGAGTTAATGCCCGATCCGCCGCCACCTGGTGGTGGTTGTGGTGTCGGCGGTGGGTTAGGGCGCGGTTGGTTCCGGCACTGATCTAACTGAGCTTGCAGCGAGCTTGAGCGTTGTTGGCATTGTTGCAATTGAGATTGTAAAGAACTCGAATTTTGTTGACATTGTTGCAGTCTGGTAGACAGATCCGAGTTCTCACGGTTTAATCTGTCGTTCTCAGACTTTAGCGCTTTCAGACGCTCCTCGATGCTCGTAATTGCATTTTGGTGATCTGTACAGCACTTGTCGTGGTCTTTGCGCAACTGGTCGAGTTTCGCTGTCCACAGGTCGACGTTATCAAGCAAGCGCCATTGTGACCATGCGTTAGGATCTTTCACAGAGCCATCTGCTGCCATACCCACAGAGTTAGAACGTCTCCACACACCCCAGTCCTCGTGTAAGAACTGGTCGATCTGACCAGGAGACGCCATCTGGTAGCCGTTGAAGCGGTAGTATCTTGGGTTGTCAGGCGCACCGTTTTGGCCAGTGAGGTCAGTCGCCTGCATTGCTGCGTTTTGCGTCAATGGTCGGTTTTCAATGTCTCTGTCCATATTGACAGGCACGCCGACAGTAAACTTGTTCGCGGACGCGTCGATAATACCGTGGAAGCACTTGAATCCTAATACGTTCAAGCCATCGCTAGGAGCGTTAAGAGACTTGTTCGTTACATCCACGCACTTGTCGTAGTTTTCAAGTTCCACTACGCGACGAAGAAGCGAAGCAATTTCTTGCGTGTGGTTCTCGATAACTTCGAGTGGGATGTTGAGGTTGGTCTCTTTCTTCCACGCTGTCCATTGGTTAGGATTGCGAGGTTTACAATCAGGGCCAACACCGCTGTCGTTAGAACGACGCCATGTAACGTTGCCGTGCACGAAGAACTGGTCGATTTGGTAGTCGTTCGCCAACTGGTAGCCGGAGAAGTCGAATTTTTGTTGACCCACTAAGTCAGCAAGTGACTTAACACTTGGTGTCTCATTGTCACGACTGTTCTCTGCATCTGCAGGCATACCGATAACATAAGACTTGATGGCGTCAACGTTGTTCACCATACCTAGGAAGGTAGAGAAGCCACAACGAGTAAGACCTGTGTCCAAGTTGTCCACATGCACCGGCTTGTCGGCTACTGCAGTTAATTCACCATTTACCACTGAGAATTGCTCAGGGTTGTACTTCAGGGTGATTGGGTTGTTGCGTGAGCCGTTGCCATGGATTGCACCACCGGTTGAGTTAGTATACACGCTTACACCGTAGCGACCTGCTTCATTGATGCCAAGCACGATGGTGCTGTCAAATTGCGCAGGGGTCACAGTGTTCTTCGGTAACTCCACAGATGAGCCGTTTGGGCGGATGAATGTCACGACCGTGTCGCCTTCAACCACTTGCTTCACACCAATTTCCGGTAATGGGATGTACTTCGCTTCGCCATTTACTTTGTAATCAATGCGGTTTTCTTTCACATTCAACTGCATTTCGTACACGTAAGGAAGCTCAATGGACTTGTCCTCGCCTTTCACACGGAAGTGTAATTCACCATCTTTGAACACCAAGTCAGTCACACCAGGTAATGTGAACTCCTTCACTTTGCCCTTCTCAGTGAACACCACCTTGCCGTCACGGATTTCTAAATCCACAACGCCCGGTAATGGGGTCTCAGTAACAGAACCATCGCCGTGGGTGACGACTAAAGAGTTGTTTTCAATTTCAACATCTTTAATAACGGTAATGTCACCGTCCTTGATGGCTTTATTTACCAACGCCACCAACGCCTCGCAACGTACCACTTTCGCACCTGTTGCCAGATGAGTACCGTCACAATCGGTCAGCGCGCCTTGTAATACGTGGTCTCGGACGGCTTTGTTGATAAGATTATCAACTACCATCTCGACCAGTTCGCGTGTTGAGCCACACTCTGATTTGCAACTAGCCATTGCTTACTCCTTTTTGTTTAATCGCGCGCGCAATCAGAGTGATCGCACTAACGACTGACACAGCTACAGCCTGGTACTCTGCAGGTACAACAGCAGATATAAGGCCCGTAAAATGGTCGATGACCGGAGCACTGGTTAGTAATCCCAACCCCCAGACTGACCAGGACTTTAACAAGTCCTTGAGTTTAAAAAATTGCATGTTATTTCTCCACGTGGTTTTTCAAGACTTCTGCAATAGCTTTGGATACTACCCAAAACTTATCGTACAAGGTTTTCATGCGCTTCTTGTTGGTAATGAACTCCAACTCCAGCACGATGCCTCCTGCTTGGACGTACCAAAGGCGACGATGTTGCCCGGAGGACTCTGACTTCCAGCCACCATCCCCGCGAAGGTCAGTGCCAGTCACCTCAGCGACAGCGCGGCAAAGAGCCTGCGATAGCTCCTTGTCCTTCTCTGAGGCAAGTGCCTCCACACCGAACGCTGACGGTTTAGATGCAGCATTAAGATGGATTTCCACCGCCACCTTACCCTTCCTAGCAAGTGCGATAGCATCTGCCAATGGGAGGTTGTTCTCGTTCATGCCATCGCCTTCGCACTCCACACCCCAAGAGCGTAGGTAGTAAAGGATGGCGTTGCGCACGCTGGCTGCGAATCTAGCTTCCTCGAAGCCGTTCGCGCACGCACCCGGGTCTGACCCGCCGTGTCCTGCTGTGACAACAATCATAATAGTGCTCCTACAATTAGACCTAGTACGCCTCCAACGGCAACACCACGCCAGAATGTACAGCACCAGCAGTACGTAGTGACGGTATTCTTGCCCTCATCAGGCTCCAGTTCGATTTGAGAACCACGGCAGAAGAACTCCGCCGTGTTACCGATTGGGTTATACCCACAAAATAGATCTTTAGCCTTCGTCCCAATGTCGATTCCGACGCGTTTATTTGAGGCCATTGGCTTGCTCCCTTATGTACTGCAATGCGTTCAAGTACAAGTTGCGTCGTTGTGCGGCAATCTCGTCCAGTTCGCTTTTGATTTGCAGAATTTCATCTACGGGAGGGTTGAGTTGAAATTCGAGTTGTTTTTTCTGAGTGTAGAGCTCACTTGCTGTCCGACCAGAGCTCGACCGTAGTTGTCGTGCCTGCGCCCCCAGTTTGTTGTACCAGTCCTGCAATTGCTTGACTTGGTGGCGGGTGGTGAGGTTAACGAGTTGGTCGTAACTTTCTCCGGCCCTAAGTTTGCGTTGCAATGCCTCAAACTCAGTTGCAAGATCTTGCTCATATGCCCTGTCATTGTACGACGGTTTCACAATACTTTCAACTAGATCAAAGGCTCCCGTCACGGGGTCTTTGCCCTCGAAGCGCATCCCGTTCGTCAATTTCTGAATTGTTTGGAACGCTTGACCACCAAAGTGTCCAACGAGAGCGTCAACGTTGCCCGGCGCCACGTCGATGCCTGTGTAGTCGTACAAGTTCTTGGTGAGCCATTGCGACACCAACGAGTCACTCATATTGCGACGTTCATGATCCATCGGGTTGGGGATGAAGTTCCCCTCCTGGTCATATGCTGCGTCCGGTACGATGTTTGCCCCAAAGTAGTTCTTATTAAACGCCATACTTGTCATAGGTTGGAACACGGTAGGCGACAGCGCATACAAGGTATTAAACAGCGCATCGTCCGAGTTGGCTAGCTGGAATGGTGCTATGCCTTCTTGTACGCCCTTGTACATATGCAACATCGCCTCGCTGACGTTCATCTGTTCCGTCAGCAAGTAGCCCATCGCCTGCCCGGCATGGAGGAATGGTCTCAACTCCTGCGAAATCTGCACGCAGTAATCACCAAAACACATCGAGCCACCACCACGACGCTCGTGTTTGAACATCGGCGTGCCGTCCTCGTCGCGCTCGTCGTCCTCAGCTCCCGCCATGGCGAAGCCCATAAGCATCAACGTACCTAGTGCCTTAAGCCCGTAGGTACCATGCTCAGGGTTGACCATATGGTATGTGGTCTTGATACCACCCATAATAGCGTTCCAAAACATAAAGAAACTGCGCATCTTGGAGCTTGCGCCCTTCTGCTCGAAGTTACCCGTGATGTTCTTGGAGATGTTGCGCGCAGTGTCCGCCGCCTCCGGGTTGGAGCGAAGGAAGTCCGCTAGCTCTTGCTCAGAAGTGAAGTCCGCATCACCATGGCGCAACTTGAGATACTCATACCACGCGGCGAAGCGTGCTGCGTTATCAGTGGCGTGTGTCATGTCCATGTACTTACGACCTGCCTCGATAATACGGCGCCGCGCCTTGCTCTTACCAAACGCCTGGCGGTCAAGATCTTGTGCAATCTTGTCCGTATCATACTGCGCCATTGGGTTGATACCACCCTCCGTGAGATACACTCGGTATTTGAAGTCGGCCTTTTTCTTGTCCCACTGCCCCTTCATAATAGTCGGCATCATCTTGTATGCGGTGCCTAGTGCGCGTGTGCCAATGGTGAATGCCTCTGCGTCAGTTACCTTGCCACGAGACGCAGCCTGTACGTTGACAAGCAACTGTGTATTATCGCGGATGAAGGACTTGATAAAGAATGTTGGGGCGAACACCGTGCGCGCCATTGCTAAGTAGCGAGTGGTTGTACCGGCGTAACGCACGAAGTTGTTCATCATACTGTCTCGCTCTAGCTGGTTGGCTTTTGACAACGCGCGGGCGAACACTGGGTCACGCACCACAATACGCATGCGTTGGCCATTGACATAGAACGAGCGACTGCGTCCGTCCATCACACCCTCGGCCGCGTACGCGTGCTCGACATTGTCCTTGCGATTCACCAACTCCACAGACTCAAGTCCTGCCATTTGTGGTACCGGGAACTCCTGCAGGTATCTAGCAAACTCAGCGTGAATGGCACTGTCTACTGCATGGTTGATACGTGCCTGCGAGTTGGCTATGTACTTAGCCAACGGGTCTGACGCCTTGGTAGAACGTCCTTTGATACGCCCGCTGTATGCTTGTGCCTCGGATTGACCATTTTGCAACGGTACGTAGAACTCACCATACAAGTCGTCGTGGGTCTCTTTGCTGATACGACCCATTGCTAGCTCGAAGTCAAGAGTGTTGTTGTTCATCTCAACAATGGCGCTTTCCAACTCCTTGGCAAATTTACGTTGAGTTGGGTTAAGTCGGGCCATGTACTTGGAGCCGTCATCATCCTCCACCCACTTGCCGTTAGAGTCTCTCCAGCCGAACCCAGTTATCTTGTCAGCTAGCAAGTCGCGCCCTTTGTAGTAGGTGTCTTTCATACCGGAGTTACGGATCTTACGACTGCGGAAGTGCGGTGCGCGCATTGCGTACACCAAGTCGTCCATCTGCTCTTTAGATAAACCAGACTGCTCCGCCATTTTTGTCAGCACTTCGTAGTGGTCTTTGAAAGTGCGGTTGCCATCCACACCGTACTGCTCCAACTGGGTGCTGCCTTTCTGACGCAAGCGGTTGATGAGAGTCTCCATGTCTGTCGGGATTTCCGCACCGTACATGTTGCGCATCTGGTTCTCCGCCATGGTCATCCACACGTAATGGTTGTTTTGCGTCACACCAGCCCATCGTATGAATCTGTCTAACCCACGAACCATTGGCTCAGCTACGACATCGGGGAATGTCTTTTGGATACCCTGCAGCATATTGCGCAGTAATCCGGAGTAGCTGTCAGCAGCCTCGATTGTCTCGGCAATGTACTTCTGCCCGTTCGTCACCTTCGAGCGGGACTTCGGTACCAACCCCTTGCGCTGTGCCTCTGCCATCAGCTCATCTTCTGTCATACCCTCAACAGACTTACGCTCGCCATCTTCGTCCCAGTACAGACCCCACAGTCCATTATCGTCCATTTGTGCATGCGCAGCGAAAGACTTATCGGCTCCTTGCTCCTGTGTACGACGGGCAAAAAACATCGAGTGCGCCTTGGTTCGGTACAGACCGCCCGCCTTGTCATCAAGGGTGAATGTTCCAGGAGGATACACTTGGAATATAGATGCGGTGTTATGCAGCAGATCACGAAGTGCGGTCGCTTTTGGTTTTGCAATACCGAACAACTCTGCCAAGCGACGCATGAACGCACGCACATTAGCAATCACTCCTTGCGGTTTAGTATGCACAGACATGCTATCATACGCGGCTTGGAAGTCAGGGTTAGACAACATCTCTGCTACGAACTCGTGAACACCGGTTGTTGGATCTAGTATTTGTGGGAAGGCTTGTGCGATGTTCTCATCTGCCCGCGCCGTCTCATGTGCCCGTATGATGTCATCCACAACAGCCTTCTGCTCAGGCGACAGCGCATCTTGTCTCTCTAATGCGTACACTGTGTAAGCGTGCGCCAACTCATGCACCAAGTCCACGTCAGTCTCACTGGATTGCAAGTTGAGGACGATTGCCCCTGTCTTAAGGTCGAAGTAACCACCAACCTTAGCACCGAGGTTCTCAAAACGCACAGGCGTCTCATTACCCACCACCTCAAGCATTGCATCAAGTACGGCCTGTCTCGGATCAGACTCAGGGAGAGTCTCTTTGATCTTACCCAATACATGTGGCACACCGCGTGTAACTAAGTCAGTCTGCAGTTGCGTATTGGTAGCATACACCCCACGCTTTGCCGACATCGCTTTACGTCTTGGTAGAATGTCTTTGTCGGTAACTTTTGCAGGTCTCACTACAGACGGGTCGAACACAACAACGCTTACTGTCTCAGCATTGCCAGGAACGACAGTATTCCCACTGCCGGCACGGGCAGGGTAGATGATGCCGGTCACACCTCTTGCCCGCAGTTGTTCATTGAGGATGTCCGCTCCCTTCTCCCCACGAGGAGTCATCTGCATTTTTATGGCAAGGTACATCTGCTCGTTAGTCGGCAGGTTGTCACGCTGATTGGCCAGTATCTGTCTGCCGCGTTCAGACACATTGATGCTACCCAAGATGTCATCCCATACTGCAGTATCAGTAGGTGCAGACATATCCATCATGCGAGTTGCATCGACCGCACTTCGCATAATAGGATCTACCCCGCCGGACGTGTACGAAGACGACACATTACGGTGTGTGGTGTAGTAAGTTCCTGTGTTGCCGTAGGAGCTGGCAGTAACCCCCGCAGTAGCAGCAGGACGACCTGTGCCATGCTCAAGTGAATATGTACCATCGTCATTACGGACACGGGCTAGCGTTGCCTGTACGAAATCATGATCTACCTGCAACGCCTCACGGTAGCTTAACCACTTTTTTGGTGCTTCGCCTTCTTTAGTGCGGAACAACACATCAGTCTTCTTACTTTCAATCTTACCTTCCTTGCGCTGCTCATGGTACATGGCATTGGACTCTTTGGCGTAGTTCACCACCATATTGATGTCCATGTGGTTCTTGAGGCTATCAATCAACCAGTCGCGCAACGTAGGGGTCAGGTTCAACGCGGCATCTTGCGAAGCTGAATCCTTCTTCAAAATATCGCGCAAGAACGGCATCATCTCCGCATTCACCACATTCATATCCACGTTACTCACACGCCCGGATGCCAACCCTCCCTCCAGGTGTTTGGAAATGGTCTGCACAGAGTCCTGTACAGTTGCCCCTTGCCGGGCCAGGCTGGTGGAGTTGCCAAGACCAAGTCGTTCCCCGATAGACGTTAGAACGGCATTAGCGAAACGCGCCCGGTTGAGGTCTCGCCCAAAGTGAGTCAGTACCGCACTTGGCACCTTGTTCTTGAGCAGTGGGTCTCCAACATACTCACCGCGGTAGTAAGTCTCCAGTAACTCCCCCAGCGCATCACGGCGTGCGCGGATACTATCACGCGTACTGCGGTCGAGTGCGGTTGTCTCGTTAGCTGCATACTGTTGTGTAAGCTCAACCAATCGGGTCGCGAAGTCCTGCGTAGTGGTAGCTTCTCTCAAGTAGTTAAGCGACTCGCTGTCCTGAGGCAATGTGCTTGTTTTCTGATTGAAGATGCCCTCCGCTTGCTTCAACGCCCCCGCAAGAGACACGCGGTTCGCCTTCTCCACCTCATCCTGTCTATTTGCTGCATCGTTGGCTTGCAAAGTGCGCACTTCGGTATCTGACCGGGCATTAACATCAGCCTGTCTATTCACCTCTCCCTGCTTGCGTCGCGCTTCTGCAGCTGCCTTCTCAGACGCCAGCGCCACACGCATATTGCTTAGTTCCGAGCGCATAAAGGCCATCTTCATGCCTTCTTCCGATGTCTCCTGTACATCGTTCATACGCGCCTCAATATCGGCGATGCCTTCCTGCAACGCAGCATCGACATCAGCAACTGTCGCATTACGTTTGCGAAGTGCAGTCTGTACTTGTGGTGGGATGTACACGGAGTTGTCATCTTTCTTCCACTTGTCGAGTTGCGTCTTGAGCTGCATAAACTCGTAATTTGTATTCACTGGACGAGTGTCTTGCGACACTGTGATAACCTGTCCATTCTCTGTAAATTCGACAGCACTTCGTAATACGTCAGCCACACCCTGTAGGTTTCTATCTGTGGCAAAAGTAGAGTCCGACTCAATTTCTGCCAATTTGGCTTTGACCGCATCCACTTGTGACGGGTCAACAAGACTACGAATGGTATCACTCACACCGGACACAAGCGCATCATCAGCTTTGAACCCGGCACGCTTGTACGCAGTCTCAAACTGCGAGGCGAACTGGTTGTAACGTCCCTGTCTCACAGTGTTTAATTGATCAGGCCGTAGACTTGCCGCCTCACCTGCATGGATGCGTTCTACCATCTGCGCAACTTCATCGGTACGCGCACGTAGCTGTTGAGACAGGTGCAATGTGGTTTGTGCGTTGTAATTACCGGAGCGCAACTCATCCACCAGCCCTGCAGTACGAGTCATTGCCTCCGTAGTCAAGTCTTTGTAGTTATCTAGGTTGGTGTAATTTCCAGCATCAAACTCCTGCTCGAACATTGTGCGCATTTGCTCAGCCTGTTCGCGTCCGACCTGCACGCCTTCCGGATTCACAGTGTACTCTGCAGTTTGTGCAGCTGCAGTATTCAGATTCTGATCTACAGTATTTACTAAGTTCTTGGCAGCCTTGTACTGACCAACACCGCCGTCACTGCCAGCGACAGGATGCACAGCGCCACCAACAAGCCCACCGACCACAGCGCCGTACTTAGCCTGCTTCCCGGCGCGCTCCGTGTCTCCGTCCCACACACTAGACGCACTTACTTCACCGCCTCGCTCTATATTCTGTGCAACAAGGTCTTGGTATCCGGATGTTGCCGCTTCCTCTGCAGCCTCACGACCAACTGCCCCAGCCCCACGCATAGCACTGCCAACAATGGGCATACGTTGCAGCGTGTTTGTCAGTCGGCGCATTTTGGCAGTGTCATCAGCATTGGCTAAAAACTCACGCACTTCCTTGAGCGACCGGTTCAATACACTTTCAGGCACAACCCCACTCAACTTACCAAGTATCGCACGTTCTGCAGTACCGCCAATTAGTCCCAGTCCTTGTTGGGTGAGACCAGCTTGGAACAGAACAAGATCGAGCGCATCTTGGTAATTAGGATCTGACGGGTCTTTGCCCGCCAAATACTGTTCAGCATTGAAGCTACCTAACTCTTGTAATGCAGCTAATGCGGACGCACCCGCCCCTGCAGTAAGTGCACTACCCACTTTTGCCACCCTAGCTGGTGTGGCGGCCTTGACTGCTTGTGCTCCAGACTTAAGGTAGTTAAACAGTTTGAGAGAGTTACCTGTAAGAAGTGCGCTCGTTTGCAGGGCTTTAGCGCCCAACTTAGCCCCTTTCAACAATCCGCCCCCGCCGACAACGAACGACGCAATTTCAGGGCCAACAATATTAGCTGCAGCAATAGGATCTTTGCGCAACGTGTCTAACGCTTCCCCAATTCTGTCTTGATCCATCAGGTAGTTGAACGTAGCCAGCGTGGACTCTGTATCCTCTGGTTTAACCGCATCAGCCAGTCCCTTTGACACTGTATCAAGCCCTTTGATAAGACCCATATCAACGTTCATGCCTACTTTATTCTGCGCTACATCGGCAAGACCAGCTAATGAGGAGATCCCACGCCCTGCCCCGCCGAGCACCTCCGTCGCAACATCCGCTACAGTCTCCAGTACCCCGTCTCCTGCATCCTTCGCTTCTGCAGCACCATACTCTTTCTGAAGGAATTTGACGTAGTTCTCAGGCGTTCCAAACTTAGCGCGCGTCTCATCATTAAACTGAGCAAACTCTGCCTCACCATAACTCTTGAGGTAGTCGCGCTTAATTGCTGGTGGAAATCGTAACCACTGCTCCGGGGTGTACCCTGCAGTATGAAGCGCATCAACAAAACGACGTGACTTGTCCATGACACGAGACCCGTCTGCCTTGCTGTTGTAGTTGTGGACAGTCTCCTCTTTACCCCACTCTGGCGGGATGTACTTGCGCTGGATTTCCACACGTGCGTTTGGATCTTTGTACACTGAATAATCAGGGCCAGCTGCTTGGACTGCGGTAGGTTGTGGCTTAAGTGACAACAGCGGATCTCTCACTTGTAATGGATCAGCAGCAACATTGCTCCACAACGGGATTGTGCGCTGCTTGTTAAAATCAAGAAGAACGTCAGTCATAGTAATATCCTGTTTTTGCTGAATTTAGATCATTATAATGCAAAACACCTCGGGGTGTTAGCCCCAAGGTGTAAGGTTTGCGAACCAAGTCGATGGCCCCGTCAGCCACTGTCGCACGTCTGCGTTTACGGGCGCCCCCAGTGCAGGTTGCTGTGTTTGCGCAACTTCCACTTGTGGGATTGGAGATGTGAGATACGACATTAAATTAGGCGGGGCCGGAACACGTGCGGTAGCCGTCGTACTAGCTACCGGTGTCAACTTTGCTTTTTGGTTCCCCATGTCCACAGCTGCAGTCACCGGCGCCCCAATCAATGTAGGATCAAGGCCGGCGTGCTCGAACGCCTTACCCATCCGTTCCCATGTGAACTTGTTCTGCTTGTATTCAGCCGGTGCTGTTGGTAGAGAAGCCCATTCTTTGCCTGTTAGCTGAATAGCTTTCATAAAGTCACCCGACCGCAATGGTGCCAACGCCCCTCGCTGATTAAGACGATAAACCGCTGCCAAGTCCTGGCTGTGAGGACTAAAGTCAGGAAGACTTAAGGCCTTCTGCAATTCTAACCAGGTTGGTAACAGGAACTGGTACGCTCCATTGGCTGATGACACCCCTGTAGTCCCATCAGTCTTGCGGAACGTCCACTTGCCCTGTCCGTACTGCCCTGGGTGCCCGGCATACCCAGTCTCAAGCAGGCGCCCTTTCGAGCCCCCCGCCGCCAAGTATGGGTCTGAAAACGCGTGAGTCCCTTCCGTGTATTTAATCACATCAAGGAACTTCTTAACGTTAGGATCCTGCAGGGCTTCCTCTGCCATCTCTCTGGTAAATGCTACCATGTCATCCTCCCACCGAAGACAAATTTGCCTGCGGGTTCTTAATCTTTTCTTTTGCTTCGTACTCACCGACTCGGTTCTCAGAGCGGTTGTCGTCCTGTTTCATACGTAGCTCGTGTTTCAAGATCTCAAGCATTGCTCTGTCTTGTATCGAGTTCGACTGCTCCATAGCCTTGAGTAATGCAGGTGCATTAGGTGTTTGAGACAACATCCGAGCAAAATCGCGAAGCTGTTTTACATCATACGTGAAGCGAGCATTTCCATACTGTGCGGTCACGGTTGAGCCATCATCCGAATACGTCACTGGGCCAATGTTAGGTTGGACTCCAAACGCTGCAGACTGGCCAGGCACATCATACCCGCCCATAAGCCCCATCGCTGCAGTAGTATCCATCCGCTCCTGCGCAGCTTTCGCGTACTCAGGGAACACTGCAGGTAGGAACGCTCCATATTGACCATTGTTGATCAACCCAGTGCCGAGTGCACCGTACAATGCCTCTTGTGGAGTGGCGCCTTGGCGCATCGCCCCAACCATTGCCGCATATGTCGCAGGGTCATTCATGGCTGCGTTAATGGCGTTCTGATTAGCTGCTTGTTGTGCAGCAGCAGCGTTACGCTGCGCACGCACTGCGTCCTCTACACTTGCATTGTACAACGCCACACTCATTGCAGCATTAGGGTTCATGTTCGCCCCAATCCACGACGACGCAGTAGGATCTCCGCCATTCCCCTCAAAATCATTGGTGGTGTACTGTGCTCGATTCCCATTGGAGAACACAGTCCCTACGTCTTGTGGCACGGTTCCGTTGTTGTGTATAAGCGGGTAGATCTCCATAGGCAAAGCTGTTCGCTGTGGCGCCGGAGCTCGCTGGTTGCTGTATGTAATGTTCTGTGCAGTTGCAGGGGACACCGTCTTCTCCGGCGCGCCAGTTTTTGCGACTTTGTTAGCATTCGTCTCCTCCTGTGGGAAACGGTATTTACTCAACGCCATTGCGGCAAGCCCGGCCGTGAGAGGGTAGTCACCTGCAGGTGTGCCAGTGATCACAACAGGAGCCGAGTTTTTGGGTTCCGCACTATTATGCAACATTTTAGGCTCATTAGCCCACACTGGTGTATAAGGGATCGGGGACTCCGCCATCGCTACCCACGGCAACTGTGGGCCATACTCGACTCCAGGCGCGACAGGCGCGGCCGGTCTATCCGTCCCCCACCCTGCAATGGCTGCTCCATTATCTGCAGCACCAGTCAGAATAGCATTAAGATTGTATCTGTCGTAGTCGCTGAAATTAATTGGCATGTATTTAGGGACGAACATTTATTGATCTCCTTTCAAATACCGCAACAGCTGATCACTAGTCATCGGGTGCCCGGTATGTTGCAAGTAACTAGATGCAACCCCTGGGGCTGTCTTCATACGATCTGGTGTAAACTGTGGCTGCTGAACTTGTGTATTAAAGTTGGTCTGCGCATTAGCAGGAGTATTAGTCTGACCAACCGGTACTACTTGTCCATTGTACAGCATGTTTGGTGACACACCAGACGACGTGTTGAGTTGGTTAGATAGCTTCTGGTTCTGAATGAACGCATTAGTTCTTGCCAACTGTGCGAGTTCCTGGTTGGCTACATTGTTTCCAATCATGGCGTTAACATAGCTTGGTCTCACCAGGTTTTGGTCTTGAAAGTTGTAGAAATCAGTAAACAACTTCATCCCGTTCGCAAGATTGTTAGCCCACGCACTACCGATCCCGCCAATCCAACTGGATACACCGCCTCCGCCGAAACCGACGCCTCCATTATACGTCATATCATAACTAGGCATGCCCTGGCCCTCCTAAAAGTTGAAATAAACTAGACTCCTCATTTCCGTTAGGGTCGAGCGCCCAGTCATACTGTATTCCACCCTCGCCACCAATATCATTCGGATTAAGCCCGAGTGAGTGCGCAACACGCTCAATCGTTCTAGGATCGAGTGGACGTTGCTGCATAATTGGTTGCGTGAGCATGTTCTGCAAAGATAGATCCGGCTGGTGGGGCTGCAACATTTGCGCCTGCGGCATAGGTTCGTATGGCGACGTTATAAGTGGGTTCACCCCATACATTTGCGTAGCCAACGCACTGTCTTCTGCAAAGTCAGGTTGCAACATAGCAAGATAATTCTGGTCTTGCTGGTAATACTGACCTTCCGCCAGCTCCCCTTCCGGGGTGTGCCCGATGAATCCACCGAGCCCTCCAAGTGTTCCTAGTGCCATACTTTAACCCTAACCGGAACAACATCCGGATTTATCACATTCTTTCTCCCACGGCCAGCATTTGAATGCACCTATAGCGAGGATAACCATCGCAGCGATTGCTCCAAATGCCCCCATGTCCTTTTCCGCAGTCTTACGGTAACTGTCTGCCAACCACGCATAGTTCTTACCGGCAGATGCAAGAGCATCAAGACCTAACATCATAAGGTTACGGTAGTTCTCAGCATGTCGCCCGTACCGTGTCTCTTGCATTGCAATAGACATCTTAGCGTACTCCTGGCCAAGTCTGATACGCGCATCACGGTGTTTCTCAAACAATTCTGCGCCCTCGAACCGCAACTTGTAATTGGTCTGCCACGCTGTCTGACGTTCAGCCTCTCGCGCCTTGGCTGTGTTACCCACAATCTCTGCAGAGGTAGCCAACGCAATACGAGTGTCAATTTCACAACATTGATTAACACTGTATCGGTTTATTGTGCGGTGCAGTTCACGGCGTTTTTGTTTTGCACTCGCTTCTGCATCTGCTTTAATACGTAGTGCGATCCCTAAATGATCTTCTTGGTACCCGCACTTTATAAATTCACATAATTGATTATGAATGGTATCGTTACACGCTTCTAACGATGCCCCATACGCCTCCTGGTTAGTGGCGCGGGCTTGGTTATCAAGCGCTTCATTAAGTAACCACCCGTCCGCTTCTTTAGCCAGGCTCCACTCAGGCTCAGCCTTTCCAATTAAATCGTGCCCGGTATCTCTGATTTTCTCATTAATATCCTTCCAGGCATTTTCCGCAGCTTTCGCCTTGTTGATAAGCCCTTGAGCAGCAACACGCCCCAACACAGCACCAAGCAAACTAGCAATGGCCAGCCACTTACCGTCATCGCGCTTTGGTTGCTTTGGATACTGAATAATATGGTTGGAGTTGACCGCCGTGGAGCCTGTACCTGTGGCTTCGTTCTGACCGATCTCGGCCTTATTGACTTCGCATCCAGACATGCTTTACTCCCTACCCAATAATGCCTCTCGTGAGGTTTGGATGTGTATTTCGTCGATTGGTACGTTTGATTCAACACGCACCGCCCAATCAATAGCCCGGTATTTGCGAGGGAGGAAAAAGGGCTTATTGTTGTAGACCGGTCGCTTGTAGTACTCACGCCCGTCTGCCAATAGTGTAACATAAACGTGAGGGCGCTTCCTAGCCAGTTCCACGTAGTATTTTTTGTACTTGGGGTTCTCTCTGACAAACACATCCACACTCTTATGTGGATAGCGTTTCTTAAACGAAGAGAACGCTTGCATTGCTTTTTGAGCGCCTGCAGAGAAATGAGCAAAGTGCGATGATACGACCTTAACGGACGACGGTCTCCACAACCCAGTCATCATAATCGGGGCAGACTGCCACACCGCCCGACGGTACCCATCTACATCGCCAATTCCAAACTTACGAACTCTGGTGCGCGTGGAGTCTTTGACATCTGTGACATACACGAGCCCTCCCTGGTGGTGAGCATAAACATTTATCGCGTTGTCAGACGTAAGAACAAATGAAGGATCTCGACGTGAATCTGATGACAAGTTCATGATCCAGTCCTTAACACCCACCCCGTGCAGTTTATCTTCATAGTATGCCAACCGAGTGTCTTTGTTAGCGTACGCCGACCACTCTCGCTCGGTGAAAAACTCTCCAGTAAGCAGCTCAATTCCGTTCACTGTAAACTCGTGCAAACCAAGTCTTGATGCAAAAAACACAGACCGCTCCGCTACACAAATTGACTCTCTACCAAGCGCCGGAGCGTGCGTCTCAATTTCCGAGATATGCACCTCGTCAGCATTACAACGGATAATGTAATGGAGCCCATCTGTAACAGCGAGGATGACATGATGCTCACCCTGCTCTATGGCAGGTGTGACCTCCTCAAGACGGAGAATGTTATACATCAACTTGTACTCAGCCATTTGCGGGAATGCGTGACGTCGTGTAGGATCGGACAGCCAAAAGTGCTTACCCTTCCACACCGCTACTTGATTAATGCCAACTGCGGCAACTCCGTCAATACAATCTGGCGGAGCACTATCATACAATGTATCCAGCTCCTCACCAATGTTTCCCACGAAGTTATTAAAGATAAACTCTTTCTGTGAGACTGCATGCTCACCCACATACAACCAATGCGCTTCACCTTCATTCCCTGAAACCGCCATATACCATCTTCGCACTGCAGCATTTGAAGGTGGGGTGTCCTGTACAACAACATTAACAGCGTCACCATCGTAATACTCAATGTGATTGGTAGGTTTGCTCGGTCTGGACTCCTCACCACAGCTATTTGCATAGGTGTAGCAAAGTGCAGTGTTAAATGGGACTTTCGTACCGCACCCTTGTGGCATGTTCGGAACACACGAAAAAACAGACGGCCCGACCTTGTGCCCGTGCCCTTGCAACACACGGGCAACAGGCTCCACCTTGCAATCTGGCGCATCAATCCCAACCAGCAGTGGTTGTTTCTTTGCCACGACTCGTTGCACCGACTGACGGTACAGCTTATTGTCCTGAACAAAAAAGAATGCGTCATCGCCCAGCTTTTTAGAGTAATCCGGAGCTACTGCAGTAAAAGTAGGGAAACCTACCCACACCCCACTCACATAATGAAGTGAGGCGGGCTCCCCTTTCAGCGCAATACCGTCCACCCCAACGACATGGACTTCCTCGCCCAGGTTTGGTAGTGGTTGAAAGCGACCCCCATAAATATCGAGGTCTACTGCAAGCTCTGAGTACTTATCCCCGAGGTTTTTAGGGTGAACCTTCGGAATCATCCCGCCGAACGATAAAATGTGCATACTACACCTTGGAAATGCCTACAAGTTTTTCATCTTCAAAGATCTTAATCAACACGTCACGCTTGAACCCATCGATCTTAGTCTCCGCTAACCCTTCTGCGTCGGTAGTAACCTCAACCATAAGAGGGTTTTGCTTGATTACAAGTTTCTTATTTGGAGTTCCAAAAACATACACCTTCTCTCCGGCCATAAGCAACTGGTATGCTCCCAGTCCTCTTGGGCCAGGATCACCCTGGTCTCCCTTGTCACCCTCAGCACCCTTGACACCAGCAATAGTGACAACAGAGTTATCTGACATGACAAGTTTAAGGTCGTTGCCTTCCATCATACCAGCACTGATTTTCGGTGCATCTTCACCAGGTTCGCCAGGCGCACCAGGTTCCCCTCGACGACCAGGCTCACCAGCATCGCCCTTAAGCCCGCGTGGAAGTCTTCCCGCAGCTTGTAGGGTCTCCCCATTCGAGAACGAGAAGATAAGCGACCCTGCTGTTGACAAGGTGACCCCGGTAATTGACGGGCCCGGTTCCCCAGGCGGCCCTGGCTCTCCACGGAGTCCTCCATTGGCAACCACTACGCCACCACCAGCAGCACCGCCCTCACCACAATCGCAACCACTGCAGCCGCTCTTAAACAGTTCAGCGCAATCTACAGACATGGTATTGGTAGTGCAGTCATATTTCAATGGAGAGACCGCGTTAAGCGGTATATGATTGCGTAAATCACTGTAGAAATGCGGATTGTCAGTACTCACTGATACCCTGGCATTGCTTGCGATGCAGTCACAGGTCGACCCAAGCCCACGCTGTACTTCCAGCACGTCGTCTTGAATCCCAACAACTCGCATAACTTCGCAGCAGGAATGGCACCCCTCCACCGTAATGTAGAAGTGGGCGCCATTTAGTGTAGACGGGAAGTTTTTACCATGCCCGCGCTGCAACTGAATCTTAGTGGCACCCTTGTCCACTGCCTTACTGGTAAACCCTACCCCGGTGTAATCACATGAGAGGAACAGTAATCCCGTTGAGCACGTCATATGGCTTCCCCTTATTTGCTAGCCTTCGCTAACGCATCAGCAACAGCGTTTGCCACAAGCTCATTAACCTGTACAGAGTTCATGTCAATACGTACGCACGAACCAGACGGGAAATTGAACGCACCAGTCATACCCTCATCACGGGACACTGTGATTTCACCATTGGTCAGCTCTTTAGTATGGGTGTACTTAACGATTTCAGCACGATCACGCGACATAATTGTCAAATACACATGATCGCCTTCGTTGAGTTTATTAAGTTTCTTAGCTTCCGTGAACGGAATACATAACTCCGTGTCGTTTGGCGCCAAATAGTTTTGAAGGGTGGTGTTAAAGTGGTCGATTACTTTTAGCATTTTTCGCTCCCATTTACATTAATAATGTGACCGCCTTCGTCAACTTCGACGCACGTATCACACGTGAAACAAATTGTCTGAGGTGTTATCTTAGCTTGATTATCACCGTTTAAGCAAGTGCGAACAAATTCACACAATTGAGAAGGGTTCCAGTCAACCTCAAGGCACGACCCTTTAGGGAAATTGCCTGGAGTTGTACCATCCTCGCCCCTTTCAACCGACAATACATCACCTTTCACACCAACGACCTTAACGTACTCTCTATGAGATCCGTTGCGTATGGTCATGTAAAAGTGGTCTGTCTTAGGGATTTTAAACCTAACCCCTTCACCTACAGGAAGTTGTATGGTTTTGTCGGTCTTATAAATTGCTTTGGCCAACTCTGACCGCAAGCCATGTACGCTTGTGTTTAGCATTTGCCGTCCTCCAGGCACCCGCCTGCATCAATATCAACATATTCGAGATCAAGGGTAGGGCGTCTAGCACACCCATCATCATGACACCGGCACTCTGTGTGGCACTTGCCACACTGATGACAATCGGCGACAGAGTCATCAATCTGCGAATCATGTGCCTTGACTCTCATGGTACACGGTGGCAGGTACAATAACACGGTAACACAGTTACTACCGTCAATGTATATGTCACCCTCGTAATATCCAGACGGTAAGTCTCTGAACTCATCCGTCCAAGTAAAGCATAGCGCTCCGTCTGCCCTCACCTTGGTTGGTGGCTCGCATGTAAGAACCCTGCAGAACCCGCGCTTTCTAACATCCATTTTAATCCAGTTACGGATGATCGGCAGAGGTTTCTCCCCACACCCGAACTTTCCAAATAAGAAGCAATGTTCGTACTCAAGCCGATCTATCTTAATGGCGTCCCGCGCTCGTGTCTTAGGAGGGCACTTTCTGTCGCACGGATCTGGCGGGCAACAGCGCTCTGTGATTTCAGGCTTCGGTGGCTCAAGCCCGCAGTCCCGCTTCGTCTCACAGCAATCGTGGTTCTTTGCCTCGCTGCCTACAAATAACTGATCTCTCATTTGTTACGCTCTCCAGAACTTAGCCAACCCACCACTCCGTACCGACATTCGTCTCATCTTCATCGGCTGGGGGTGTCTGCGTCTATACTTAATCTTAATTCGCTTGAGCTCTGCGTCAACCTTGTCACGCAATATCATTGAGTACGGGAGGTTAGTAAATGTCTGGTCAGGTATCGCATACAATATTGCCAACGCACCATCCACAATAACATTCATGAATCGCTGATAAATGAAATCGGGCAATTCACATCCGTCTCGGGACATTGACCACGAATACTCGATGTTAATATCGCTCCCACTTGCTTTGTCACAGTTGTTCTTTGGTGGGTCTGCCAGAATAACACTAGGCACTCCGTCGTTCAGAATGTCAGACCGGTAATCCGTACCAACCTCCAACTCGTCCCAGCTGTCGTCAGGAACACTACCGGACGGGCCTACTTTAACACTAACAATTTCCAAAACCTCTCGACACTCTGGAGCCTCGACCATATAGTCGGGGTTATTGTACTCAAGTGCAGTCTGGAAAAAATCTGTGGCAATCTGCGTACTCTGCATGAAATTCGTGATCGACTCACGCAGGGCGTGTTGAATTATTGTGGAGGGTGCGTCAGGGGCAAGTGGGAATAAGAACTCCTCGAAATCTTCAATATTCTTAGCCATTTATCCCCCTGCGATATAAATTACGGAGCTCCTCTTGCTGCTTATAATCATACACCTGCAGCAACGTCATTGCCTTCGCCCAGTGTTGCTCACTGCGCTCTCGCGTACCGGAGTCTTCTATGTCAACGCCATACGCGTAGTATAGCATTAATTCAAAAATAATAGGACGGACGTTCTCATCTATGTCCAATTCTTCATCTATGTCTTTAACGTCAGGAGGAGCATAGCAAACTAGCGTTAATGTTCCTTTTGCGCCCCTTGGCACAGGCGGATCAACATAGATTGTTTTAGGGTCATCATAATCATATGAGAACGTTTTCGCCTCATACGCCCCCTTTCTCATCGAGGACGCGGATAAACAAAGTGCTCTTTTAAATGATGCAAGATGGGTAATCTTAGCTTCACGTAGTTTATTAGTGATCACCCCCCGGTCATTCTTCTGCCCTTGCATCGCTTTAAGAGACTTGCAGGGGTGCGGTAACGTTTGTATTGCACCCTCGACCAATTCGACGTCAACAGTCTGAACAAACTCCTCCGATCTAACCATTGACGTAATAGACAACGCCAGCCGAAAATAAGTAAACAGGTCATCCTCTGTCCAATGAACATACTGGACATCATCCTCGAACTCGTTATCTTGTAAATAACGACTTACTTCTTCAACAAACTGGCGAGCGTTCATATATTATCCTGCTTTAGAGAAAACCTGTCTTGCTGCAGCATTAGGATCAATCCCAGGTTTAAGTTTATCCATTTCCTCTGGGGTGAGGTTCTTTAAAGTTCCAGGTTCCGAACCTGGAGGAGGAGCTGGGATTGCTACCGCGTTAGGAGGTAGCGGTGGAGCACCATTGATAACCACCTGCTCTCCACGCACTGCACTTACTGGTGGTGGCTCAGGTATATAGCTAGGCTCCTCAACCGCAGATAATGGTGGTGCACTCATTGTCACCCCCGGTGGCGGTGGCACACTCATAGCCGGCGCAGGTGGCGGCGGAACTTGCGGTACTTCTCCGCCATACCGCTGTATATCCTTCTCTTGGTCAGCAGCAACTTGTTTATTGTAGTAATATTCTACTTCTTCTTTCGTATATAAATACTTACCTGGCAACCCATCCGTTATACGCCCATTATATGGGGTAATGTAACCGGACAGATCAACAAATGCAATTGGTACTCGTTGTGTGGACATGAGGGTTCTCCAGATTCAAAAACTAAAAAATACAAAAAGAGGGGGTTGCCCCCCTCCGTTGCGGAACTTATTTAAGGCGAGTTCCAAATTGTGTCGGTTGACACTCTACATTAGGGAACTCAGTGTCACATGGCTCGATACCACAAGTACAGCCGTGTTGGTCGTTAAAGTGAACGACCTCTACCATGGATGACCAACATGTGTTCATCATTGTGCCCTTCTTCAAGCGTGTAACAACCAAGCCATTTGCTTGAATGAACTTATTTACTTCAAAATGGTGGAAACCATCTTGCTCCATATCCACTTCATATTTTGCAATACTAGAGGTACTTGCGTCCATAAGTGCTTTCTCTGCTTGTGCAAACGCTGCCTTAGCATCTGCCAATGCTTGTTTCTTAGTAGCATTGCCAGGGTCTGCATACACTGCAACCTGCGCTTCACCAACCTTTGCACGCGCCTTCTCAACAGCATCTTGTAACGTATCGTAATCTACAGGGCTGTCAGAAGCAACACCATAAAATTCGATTTCAAGGGTAGTGCCCGGCACCGATTTCTTCGCATTGAATACGAAGCTACGGATATGAGTACCTGCCGCAAGTAAATGGGTAGTAATTTCGTCGCCAACATCCAAATCACGCATTTGGTGTTCGCGGTACCACATTTGGAAGTTTTCACTGTAGTGATCATAATGGAATGGCAACACAAAGTGGCGCGGTTTTAAGTGCTCCGCGTACTCAATGTGTTGGTCTGGTGGTGTCAATTCTGACTCCCATGCCACATCCATCATTCCATAGTGGCGTTTGTTACCACCAAGGAATAAATTATAACGTCTAGCCATTATTTAGCTCCTTACTTGAAGTTGATTGTTGCATACAACGTGGCAATATGCTCAGGCTGGATGACTTCAAAGTCATACACCTGTAATCCACGCCAGTATTCGGCAAACGATTTTTCGGACACGTCAACGTGTTGCTGTTTGGTCATTTGCGTAACGAAGCCAGTTGCATCAGCAACACCAGCAACAATCAAGTGCGCTCGTTTGTCTTTGTGGTTCGGATCCACATACGATGGCATATTCTGGCTAAAGTAGATTTTGAAACCACTGATACTTGGGATTGTGTCGCTTAACATGACAGCACGACCTAACCCAGTCGCACCCGCATCATTCAGCCACTTATTAGTGATGAACAACGTACGAGCAGACGATGGCAACACCAAGTAACGACCAGAGTCTGGAGCTTGGGCTTCATCCAATACTGCACTTAAGAAACCAATGTATTGAAGGAAGTTATCTTTGTCTAGGTGGATCGGACGGCCGTACATACCTAAGTCGTACATACCGGAGATCTTACCAGCACGGGAACCCTTATTGAATGGATCTGCTTTACGAGGAACGTAATCAAGAACTTCAAAGTCAATTTTTTGACGTAACTGTTCTTGTGAGTTGTCCAAGAACTTCTGCACCCACATTTTGATATTTTGGATCTGCTTCAAGTCGATAGCATCCAATTTCAAGTTCCAATAGTAAGCACGGTTAATTACCATGGTTACTGTTTCAGTATTAAGCTCGGAGTATTCCAATGCTTGGTTTTTTTGGTACTTGAAGATTTCCCCTACTGGGTCTTTTCTGAATGTAATTTGGTCGCCAACATCGCGAATTTCGGATGGAACAACCTCATGTGATGTGATCACACCAGTTACCGTGTCATGGTAAGTACGGTGGATCATGTTTTTTGCAAAAATTGGACTATTAAGGAACTGGTACACACGGTATCCAGATGCACTTTGCATAGTCGGCTTTGCACCTTTGATTGGTGTCATATGCTACTCCCTTGTTACCTATCTATCGTAATCTACACGCCCTTCCAGTTCGGCAGTCTTGTACATGTCCAAAATATTGTTATATTTCGTCGATGTTATCAAGCCCGCATTAAACTGATATTCTGCCTCTACTAATTTCGAGTAGGCTAGTATAGTTGGCCCTCGTTCGGCGGTAGGGGGAGTGCCCGACTGAGGTTTACCAGGCGCCACATGCTGTGCACCAGGTTTCGGCGTAGGACGGAATTGCCCCACGATCTCTTTGATGGCACCCATATTACCAGTTTGTATGGCTGACATCAATTCTTGTTCGACGGTATAAGCCCCGCCAGACCTTGGGGCAGCTTGTTTCAGGTAAGACTGAAACTCTGGTGTGGCTGCCGTTTTGGCCAAATCAGGTATCTCACGGTGCATCGCCTGCTGGAAATTACGAGCACGTTCTTGTGCAATCTCGGCACGCAACTGCTCAAACCCACCGTGATACTGTGTCAATTTTTCCTGCAGAGGTCGTATCTTGTCACGATACAACTGATTCAATAAAGACTTCGCTATTTTATCCACTAGCGGTCTCGATTCCTTAATCAGCTCACGCTCGTCGTCAGTCAACTCCACAGTAGCAGGGTCATATACATATTCTGGTTCAGACACAGGCTCTGTCTTAACGGGCTGCGGCTTACCCATCATGTTTTGGTATGCTTGGTTTTGGCCCTGCGCAATATATAACTGTCTCTGCAGCTCAAGCGGATCAATGCCATTGTTTGGTGGCGCTGCAACTTGAATGTTTTGTGCTGGTGCTTCCGGTGCCGGTTCTCCCTCAGATTGCGCTGCTGGATCCACCATAAAGTCATTAATATTAACATCATCAGAGGATGGCGCTCCTTGATGTGCTGGAGGCGGTGGTGGAGGCGGTGGTGGTACACCTTCTCCGTTCTGGGGGTTCACATCGTCAAACTCACCATTTTCAAGCTTAGTGAGAAATTCTTCGGTCTCTTGTGAAGGGTCGTTAAATGACATTAATTGTCTCCATTAATGATTTTAATAATGTGCTTAAGCATATCAATGCGTCCGCGTGTATGCTCATTTGCCACGTTGCTTTCAAATTCTTCACGTTCACGCGCAAGCATATCATGAAGGAATTTATTAAGCTCCCCGAAAGCCGGGTTAGACTTAACCAGCGCGCGGATTGTCTCTGCACGCTTATGAAAATTTTCAGGGGTTCTCTTATTATCTGTGTACATACGGAGTCACCTCATATTTATCGACCAGTTCGATCACCGCCTTGGTGTCGTCGAACCCGGCATTTTTAATACGGTAATACCCATCTGCAGGTGTAACATACACAAGCGGGTTGTTGCGCACACTGATCTCCACAACCTTTCCACCTTCACGAACTGGGGTAAACACCAACCCTTCGGTGCACTGTTCATCACCCTTCGGAGCAAACTCTAGAATGAATTTGTCGTTGTCAGTGGCGTTGGTAATATGAAATACAAGTGCAGTGTTTCGTTCATGTGCTTGAAAGCGACCGCACTTTTTATCTTTTTCCTTCATCATTACCCCCGTACCAATTCTTCTTCAAACAAGATCGCAATGGTGCGTTTGACTGCTTGAATGTACAAACGACGCTCCTCGTTGGCGGGCTCACTCTCGTTTTGCTCACGCGTTACCTGCAGCTCTCGCTCTAAAACATTACGCACATGCTCAACACCAGGCATCCCACGCAGGGCTTTTAAAGCAAATGCCTCATCTGGAATAACTACAATCGCCATAATTAATTCCCACACATATTGTTAAGTTTAACTGCAGTGACGTAGTTTTCGTCAATGGTCTCCCACATAACGCGGATCTCCAACTCAAGATCCGGAATATCCTTGTGGTATGGGCCATTCAACGGGCACGTAGTCAATTTGTAAATACCTTTTGGAAGGTATGCCTTGTCACAAGTGCACGTGAATAATGTACAAGCATTAACCACCTCACACTCAGACAGCTCTACCATCCGGAAAATATCTACCTGCGGGTTGTAATTGAACTTCTCACTTTTATCGACTTGGTAGTCAATATACACAGCAGTAAGAGGCTGTGTTGTCGTAATCATCAACGGTTCAGGCTCTAATGCCACGCCGTCCTTACGAATCAATTTAATAACTGCTACATTCCCCATCACATTGCTCCAGGTTGTGCGTTGCCTTGAACGAATCCGTTGCTGTCAGCTATTGCTTGAGCTGCTGCAGCACTGCGGCCATCTAATTGTGCACCTTGGACAAGGGGAGAAGGGGCACTCGGTATGTCTGACATGACTTGTTGTTGGAAGTCATAATCAGGGAAAATTTGGTCTGTGTTAATTCCAACAGATTTAAACAACTCATACATAATAGCTTGCAGACCACGGAACGGCACCATTCTCGCTCCGGTCTTGTCATCTCTTACGTTAGCAAATGCTGACAATGATTGCAACGCCCATTCCAGCTTGCCTTCGCGGTTCTCTTTCTCAACCAACCCGCTAACACCACGTGCGTGCACTCGAATGTCACCCTTGAGAGTGCTGTCAGTGCTGAAAAAGAGCTCGTAGTCAATGAACGACTGAATGACAGGCTCGATGATCTTCTCCTCAAGCTGGCGAAGCGCAAACTTAACTGACTTGCTAGCCTGGTTAAGCACCATAGCAACGCCACCGGACGTACGCCCGACTGTACCCAAGTTCTCACTAGAACCGAACGCAACCCGTGGTATGCCAACCAACTCATACGCTTGTTGTTGGTGAAATTGTATCACATTGAGTAACGCCGGAGAAAGATCAGGCACTGTATAAAAACGAATGGCTGGTGCATTATTGTGTTTAGTCTCTGTGACAACAGAACGTAATGAGTTAGGCTCGACAATCCGTGGGTCGTCGTCATCTCTCAAACGTTCCTCGTCAACCTCACCTAACACACCACTTGCGTAGGACATATTAACTACATGAGCCACTGTGGCTGCAGTAACGATACGCTGTGAATCAAGCAATCTAGTTGTAATACACTCGCCCCAGAACGCTCCAGGAATAGGCTCGAATGAAGCCGTATAGAATGGTCTCAACCCAAGCGGGTCGCTATTCAGAACTGCCTTGATAACAATGTTATCAATTACCCAAATCTCGGCTTCATAGTTAAGGTTCTCATCTTCAACCTCAACACCAAACATCGCCAGTATGTTGCCTTGAATAGATCCATAAAAACCGATACAGTCGAACGCACCTTGCGCTGCAGTACGATCTCCATCCTCGTCAACCTGTGTCACATCAGATTCTGGAGAATGATCAGTTTCTTCGTATGACTCAAGGTACCCGTTCGGATGTTCCTCAAACACACGATCAAGTCCTGTTCGGTCATACCCAGGTGTAGCATAACATGCCACCAACTCAGAACGACTAATTTTGCGACGTTCGATCACATACTCTGCAGACTGAATATCTTGTGCATGCGGAGCAGGGTAGAAATCAAACGGGCTAATGTTTTCAACGGCGCGCACTAACTTAGTACGTACTCGCATTGCCCCTCTTTCATCGTCCCACTCCTTCCAGCGTTTCTGCTTCATCGCAGGAGCCTTCATAATAGCATTAGGATACGCCACAAAGTTATAAATGAAGTCCCCAAACTCTCTTAGCCAGTCTGCATCGACCAGCTTGTCTCGAACTACTACATCCATGCGAGCAGCAGCCGCATCAGCCATTTTCTGCTTCTCACTAGCCCCGGCATGAACCAAAGACTCAGCAACATCCTTCTTGATTTCCTCGTCTGTCGGGACAATCCCAAACTGCTGCAGCTCTTGATACTTCTTAAGAAGGACGTCAGCCACCGTACGCTCTTTCTCTTTGTTGAGATCAGCGACAGGTGTAGATCTTATGACGAACGGGCTCTCCATACTGTTGGCAAATACATCTCGAATAAGTCCAACTACCCCACGCACAATAGGTGAGGTAATATTGCTATTAACATCGACGTCAGGATCAATCCCGTATCCGCCGACGCGTTCGCCACGAATCTGCTTCAAACAAGTCTGCAGTTTATCGTAAACTTCAATCTTGGCGCTCTTGGCTTCCTCGAAACGCTTACGTACGTATTCGCCGAGGTCTGCTCTTAGCCTTTCTTGTTTCTTTTTGGAAAGCTCCGCCATCCTTTCGCCCCTTAGCGTTTAGGTTGATTACCTTTACCCACCGGGTTCGCTTTGCCTTGGCAACGACATTTAGCCATCTTTTTTATCCTCTACGTGTAATTGTCTACTAACTATTATAAGTACCGATGTGCGAAAAATCAACATCACACCCGTGATCTCTTAAGACGAGGTCTGCTCTTTTCGCGTCGCTTGCGCATCCCTACCATCGCATTGTACCCCAAACATAAATACTGCAGGGCGTCACACAAGTCACTCGCCCACCCCTCGTGGGTTTTGGTAGGAACATCACGCACCACATCATTACGACCGCGCACCGTCTCATATATATAAGTGCTACTAATTGCCTCGATAAGATACTTGCAATTATCCGTTATTAATATAGAAGGGCGCCCCTCGTCATCCAACCTGGTCAGTCGTTGTTTAACCGCCTCAAGTCGAGGTTGGATCTTATTACCTGCACCAGGATCTTCTATAGGTATACCATGGTTAAGCAACACCTCAAACGGAGATACGTCAATTGCCTGAGTGTCCACCGAACCAGCAGGGTCTCCCCACGCCCCATTAAACACACTACGTGGGTATGTAGATCTCAACACAGGCGCAAGATGATCTGTATATAATGTGTCAACTGACACATCCTCCGCCATCACCTCATCTATAATAATGAGCTTGCCGCTCGTTGTCGCTGTTGCAATCAAACACACCGGTGTACGCCCAAAGTCGAACCCGAAGAATAATGGCATGCCAGTTGGTAACTTATCCTTACCACCTCGCCAGATGTGAAGATCCCGCTTGAACTCAGGGAACACCACCTTGCCTGTCTGAATGTCGCTGAACTCACCTTCCACATAGGCTTTGATCTTCTCCTCTTTGTCAGACAGCATATTGTAGTAGTACCCGTACCCTTCCGGCAGGTTGTGAATGTTCTCAGCTGCAGGGTTAGGCACCCACGACCCGTCATCCCTGCGTAAAAGTGCGGGCGGTTGGCGGAACAGCTCAAACTGAGGCCGTCTGATACCGGTCTCCCTAAACCGTTCTTCTTCTATTTGTTTAAACTGTGCGTCACGCTCACCCAACGCCCACTGATACAACCAATGGTCTTTGCGCGGGCCGTTTGTCGCGCCCAGTAACACAATGCACATCGGATTGGCATGCTCCTTAGACGGGTATCGTCCCAAACGACGATTGACCGCGTCAACCAGCCCCTCCGGCAACTCCGAGATCTCATCAAGCAACCCGTTCGTCGGCTCGTACCCCAGCAACTTACTCTCTGCGTCCTCTGAGTCGAACGAAATAAACTCTATATCCCAATGTATAAACGTCTGGTCTTGTAGCCTTGCACGCACCTTCGCATTTGGCGGGTACGAACCCCGACTCACCGTCAGCGCCTCACCGAGCCACCCCAGCATATTCTCCACAGTATTCATCGTGGCCGACTTCAAAACCTGGTAAGTATTACGACCAATCAACGACCGAGATCGACGCACTTTGTTCGCATCCGGATACTGCACACAAGCCAATCTGAACAATTCCACAACCAAATATGACGTTTTTGCGGAGTTCCCTGTCAAAAACACCTGTCCATTCTGCCGCACCAAAAACATCCCGGTCGACACCTCAAGGCAATACTTCTCCTCCTCGGACTCAACCAACTCATAAGTGGCGTCCATGAAGTCAACCCATTTTCTATCCCCGTTCACCATAAATGGGACAAGTATTGGGGTGTTCCTTGCAAGCCTTGCCAACGCCTCTGCCGGTGTGCATAACCACGGGCCATGCTCATCAGACTTGAACCACACATTATGTTCTGGGCAAACCACCATCTTATACTCGCCCTTGGTAATGTGCCAAAACTCTGCAGCTGGATGTACGCTCGCACCCTTCGGTTTCTCAAACCGACTCTCATCCAAAGTGCGGTCGAACACAGCCACTTTGTCATCTTCGCCCACCTCGGTAATACCGACCCAACCGCGCGCCTGCGTAAACACCTCGGTGTACTTAGGCATGCACCCAGCTGGGCCAATAACAAACTTAATACGCGCTGTCGACTGCGCTAACTTATTTAATGTAGGATACAAATTAAGATCAAACTTAGCCATTTACCACCTCTGCATTATCAAGAACATCAGGAACCACATCAATCACCCTCTCGCCGGACGGTATCTTCGGCAACATATTAGGATCACCAAACGAGAACGCAATTGTCATCCCTGCAGCAGACGCAGCCTCTCTCCTCTCAGGATTCACCCGCGCCGTCAACGCATGACGATTCAACATTGCAATCTCTTTCAACTCTTTGGTAATAGCCACTATGTCCTTAGTCTTGGTGCCCGGGTCAATCAACCGCTGCGCCATGATGTCTATGGCTCCCTCCATCACTGCAGCAGCACGCAACTGCGCATTAACGAAGATCCCCTCGTCCATCATAATACGAAGGTTCTTAACCTCTGTCTTGAACACCGGCGTCTCGACAATGGTCGCAAGCTCCGCTGCGTCCAACCCATACTGCTTGACAATCTCCGCCCCGTTAGTCTTCCCAAACAAAACCAAGTCACGGGCCAAACTTGGTATGAACACATTCTTGTAATACAGTGCCGGGGACAGCTGGCCACTTTCGTCCTCTATGGCCTCCAACCCCTTGTCAATAACTGTCGTAATATCCGACATACAAATCCTCCGGAGGGTATGATAAACTCCGTCAAGTATAACACCAGATAACACTGAGGATCTACTCATGTCCTACAAGCAAGTCCACGAGGGAGGCACCTTCGGCCCATTCAAAAACTTCCCCGAGCACTGCTATTTCAAAAACTGCACCTTCTACGCCACCTGCACTTTCCAGGAAAACTGCCACTTCATCGACTGCACTTTCTTGGACTGTTGCCCTCCGTACTACCGCAACCCACCCTCACAAGTGCGCGAGAGCATCCTGGAAAACTGCTCACTAGAAAAGGTTGTCTGTACCACCTGTCTGCTCGCCAACTGCTCCATAGGTAACAACGTCACCCTTGCCGGCGACACAGCCCAAAACCCACCACCGAAGGCTGTGGACGGCATGAAGAAAGTCTCTGTTGAAGAAGATACCTGCAAAGGCGTGCGCCTGTCTCCGAAGCACAAGAACCTGGCCAAGAAGACGGTCAAGGAAGGCCTCAACGGCCCATCAAAAGTCAAATACGAAGGTGGGTGCGACAACGACGAAATGGGGCAACATATATAGGTGGGAAGCCTATGTGTCATGCGCCCTACTTACGTAGGGCACACAACACGCAGACATAAAAAAACCCCGTGGAAGGAACCAACTACCACGGGTTAAACTAAACCAAAAAGGAAAAACTATTCACAAACCTTAACAAACACAGGACTGCCCCAAGTGTAGTCCACTGTGTACAGACACCCTCGTGGCAAGGGTCGGGGTATGTGACCCCATGGACAGGTTGGTATCGCGTTGGCCGCTATCCTCTGCACACAGTGCACAACACTTAGTGTCGACTGCCGTCTGCCCCCTCCAGAGACCTTGCGGTGTTACCCACAATTACCATCCCAACAGACGACCTTCGACGCCCACTATTATCCACAACCGACCGCACTTTGTCAACAGCCCTCTACAAACCTGCCACACACTACGACATATGGCGACAAACAGACCTCACCAACCTCAAAAACTGCTTATGTGAGTACCCACCCCGCAGCCTTGCTGCAGCAACCGTCACGAACACCTCCCCGGTACCCACCGTAGACACCAACACCGGCGCCTGCACCGATTGCGCCTCTTTTAGTAAGAAGGACTCCAACTTACGCTCCTGTCTCTCCTGCACGAACATGGACGGACTTATCACCATCGGTGCCCCGGTATAGTAACACTTGCCCTTCTGCGCCCGCCAAAGTGCAGCTAAGGACAACGCCTCCACGCGCGACGCGCTAGTTACCCTATTCATCCTCCGGTATGCCAACACCCATCTAGCAAAGTTATCCGGCACACCATAGAGCTCAGCCTGCAGTGCTCGTATGTCCTCCTCAGGCGCAAACTGATCGGAGGCCTTTTGCCCCCTGCGTAATATCGCCCCTTCATCTCTTAGTATTCTCACCCACTTCCTTATGGTATGGAAGTTTATCCCCAACTCCTCGGAAATCTGCCTGCACGACCACCCCTGCGCCCAGTACGTGCATATCTCCCGTCTTATAAAGGGCGTCACCACCCGCGCCGCTGATTTAGTCATATAAACCTCATAAAAAAAGGCTGCCTAGGTAACGGGCAGCCATAACTCTTAAGGAACTGTACTGAATGATTTTAAGGATGTCTAGATAGCAGAGGGATGGTATGGAGGGGCCATTTCTGCAACTCGGACTGTTGTACCGACCGAGGCCGGCTATGAGTCATCAGGAGACCTTCCCCGGGGATACACCGTTATTGTATACCTACGGGAGAACGCCTGTCAAGCGTTTTTTGCCGGGGTGATCGTAATTTTTGGTATATGTGTGGCGGGGGCTGGTACCGCATGGGTTGGTCAGTAGGGGGGGTGATCGTGAGGTCGGGCAGGGGGAGGGGCTACGTGGTGGAGATGGGATGCGGGGGAGTGGATTAGTGCCTTCGTCCCTTAGCGGCTGAGAGTCAATGCGGGGGAAGGGGGTGTAGATCGTGTAGGTGCTTCGTTCCTTGGTGGCTTAGATTTCGAGACGCATACCCTGTGATAGTGAAGGTAGTGCGTCAGCGCTCAAGTTCCCATAGGGGGGCGGTGTGACGCGCGCGAAGCGACTGCGACAGCCAGCGACAAAGGCGCATAGGTGTTGAGCTAGTTATGCGCAGATACGACGACAAAGTTTGACAGGTGCGGAATTTGTGATAGTGCTACGGTGTCAGGGTGTCATTGGCGTGAATGTCCATTTGTCCATTGCCTTTTGCTGGCCTGACCAGTTTAGAAATATGCGAATTTTTGTTGACAAACTGACAGCGGTTTTATATAATAGCGCCATAAAGAGAAGGGAATAATCCCTAAATATCAACAAACCTTAAAAGAGGAAAATCAAAAATGAAAACTTTGATAGAACTACAAAAAGACGTAAAAGCAAGCATAGAAAAAGCAATAGAAAGCGTGCGTTACCGTGTGTGGGAATACGCACAATGGCAGGAAATCACTACTGTTTCAGTGGTTCCGACCGCTAAAAAAGATTGTGAAATCAACGGCACGCACCTAACAGTATCAATTGCCAAAGCGAATGGCGATCACTCTTGCGTTGATCCGTCAGCAGTATATGAAGGCTTGCAAAAGCTAGACTTTTTTAAAGGTTGCGCCTTTGTGCGTATTTCTGATGGTTTAGTAATTTACGTTCCACCGTTCCCGACTAGGATTTTTGTACTGTAATTTAGGAAGCGGATCGAATGGTCCGCATATTAGAAACTTTTATAGAAGGAAAACAAAATGAATATTTTTAATTCTGAACAAAGTAAAGCACTAACCAGTGCTTTAAACTCTGATGTGAAAACATCAGAAAAAATATACCGCACGTTAAAAGAAAGCGGGGTATTAATTAAAGAGCTAAACCGAATTTCGCGGTTAGATCAGGAATCACAAGGCGCGGAAATAACCGCGCTGAATAAGGCGATTTTCTTAGAACTTTTTGAAACAGAAAAAACGTCGTTCACCGCCTACAAATTGGGTGGTGTGGTGGATACTGCTAAATTTAAGCAGTATCTGATCCACTTCACGAAAGATTGGTATCAATTAAAAGACATCACACCCGCCAATTTCTTTTCGATGGTGGGCATTGATCCACTAAAAGGGCAATCAAAACACGATCCACGCGCGGTAAAAATCCGCTCAACCGTGAACGAAATTTTCTTAGGGCTAAATCCTAAGAAAGCAATGAAGAAAAGTAATTGCCAGAAATTGCTAGACTTACTGGAAAAAGCGAACGGTATGGAAGTATTAGACGCTGAAATGCCAGCAATTCGCAAAGCAGTAGACGACTTACTCGCAAGTCTTGCCATAATTAAGAACGTGTAATATTACACAGTTAAGATAAAGCCTCAATGGTCAAAAGCCGTTGAGGCTTTTTTGTTTGTCTTCTATATAGTAGTTTCCTTTCTATTTGCACCTTTCCTTTCTGTATTGGTTCGCCTTCTTCCCTTTGTTTCGACGACGCTTCGATACCGGGCAACTAAGCCACGCAGGCGCGACGCGCGCGAGGCGTGATAGTAAAATGCGCTGGGTGACGGTGCGCCTTTGTTGCTTCGTGGTTTTGACGGTGCTGGTATGTAAAATTACACGCTGAACGGGTAAGGTATGTATATTTACACACCTTGACAAACAAGCGCAGACATGCTAGCAAGTGCACTACGCGAGAAACGAGTCCACGTGAGAAAACACGAGAGAACAAAAAATGAGAATATATATAGTAATATCAATAATATATAATAATAATTAATAATATAATATATATAGTATATA